CTGATATTATTTTTGAAACAGGTATTGGAGGAACAGCCTCTGTTATTGATGAAAAAATGCGTATTGCAGCTTCAGGGAATGTAGGAATAGGAACCACAGGTGCTCCGACATCAAAACTTCAAGTTGTAGGATTAGTAGATTATGCAGATAATGCAGCTGCACTTGCAGGAGGTTTAACGGTAGGAGCTTTTTATTACACAAATGTCTCAGGAGATGGAATTTTAAAAGTAGTAATATAATTAATAAAATGAAATGGCAAAAATATCTACTTATCCATCAGCGGATGTTCCTTTATTACTAAGCGATAGGCTAATAGGTACAGAAGCTATTAGACCTATACCATCTGCTACTCCCCTTGCGACAAAGAATTTTTCGTTAGGGGAGTTGTTACAATTTTTTCAAAGTCAAATTACTGTTACCACTAATTTACAGGCAGTTCTTAATGCCGGGAATATAGCTACTCAAAATATAAATTTAACAGGTACTATTTCTTCCACATTAATTAAACCTGTAAATATTGAAGATACAAGTGGAAGTCAGGGTACTGTTTTTCAAGTTCTTAGTAAAGGGGCTGTAAGTATTACTTGGGCTAATGTTCCTATAGATAATCTTCAGGCTGTATTGAATGCAGGTAATACTGCAACTCAAAACATTACTCTTATTGGGGATATTACCTCAACAAAAATAATTCCCGGAAACATACAAGACGATACATCAGCTATTGGAACTACAGGTCAATTCCTTTCTAAAACAGCATCCGGTATAAGATGGGTAAATGCTCCTGTAGCAATAACCCCAACTTTAGGAGATGTTGTAGCTGTGGGAGACACTGCTAATCAAGATATATTCATAAATACTTTAAGGCTTGGTAAAGGAACAGGACCCGGAAGTAACAATAACACAGCATTAGGATATAGAACATTAGAATTAAACTCATCAGGATTTGGTAATTTAGGCGTAGGAGCTTTCACTTTATCTTTTAACACAACAGCTGCAAGAAATACTGCTGTTGGATATGCTTCACTATATACCAATATAAGTGGAAATAACAACACTTCTGTTGGTATGTTCTCTCAATATCTTGCACAAACAGGTATTGGAAATGTATCTTTAGGATATGGAACATTGCAAACTAATGTAATTGGTAATTTTAATACAGCATTAGGATATAGAGTCTTATTAAATAACAAGGCAGATAAAAACACTGCAATTGGAGCTGAAACTATGTTTATCAATCAAACAGGTATATTTAATACTGTTGTTGGTCAGGAAGCATTGAGAGCAAGTGTTGCAGGAAGCTATAACTCTATTGTTGGTAATTTTTCATTATTAAATGCTGAGGCAAGTTATGTATCAGCTTTGGGTAGAGATGCCGGAAGATTTTCTTCAGCAGGAAACTTACTCACAGCAAGTGAAAGTATATTCATAGGATTCAACTCAAAATCACTAAACACATCTTCAATAAATGAAATTGTGATTGGTGCAAATGCTGTTGGAGAAGGAGACAATACCGTTACTATAGGTCATACTACAATTACATCTACTCGACTAAGAGGTGCTGTAAAAGGTGGTTCGTTTGTAAAAGATGCAGGAACAGGATTGCAATTTTTAATGGCAGATGGTTCCGTAACTGTATCTCCTCTTACAACTAAGGGGGATTTATATACTTTTGATACAGCTCCTGCAAGATTACCGGTTGGATTAGACACTCAAGTTCTTTTAGCGGATAGCACGACACCAACAGGTTTGAAGTGGGGTACAAATACCGCAGCTACACCTTTAGGATATTATGGAGCATTCTCTGATGTAACAGACCAATTAGCGACTGTTATAAATACAGGTTATCCAATGTTATTAGGTATAACTGATTTGTCTAACGGTGTTACTGTTGTTAGTAACTCAAGAATTACAATAGCAAATACAGGAATATATAATATTCAATGGTCTGCTCAATTTAGAAATCCAACAGCAAACGAACACGATGTTACAATATGGCTTAGAAAGAATGGCGTGGATGTGCCCGGCTCATCGGGAATAGTATTAGTTCCTAAAAAACACGGAAGTTTTGATGGGCATAATCTTCCTTCTTGGAATTTTCTTTTAGATGCAATAGCAGGAGATTATTATGAATTTGTATGGAGCACACAAGATGTAGCAGTTTTTATTTCATTTGAGTCTCCAATACCACCTGCTCCATCAACTGCTTCTGTAGTATTGACAGTTACTCAGCAAAGTGGTATTATGGCAGGCACAGGAGTTACAAATGTAAGTGCTGTGATGACTAATCCAAGTCAGACTGTAGTTGTAACAAATCCTACTACAATACCTCAGATTACTATTGATGACACCAACTTTATGTACAATAAGTTTATGGTTAATCAGTATGGGTATATGCTTCCTAAAGATACAAGTATTACTTTTGATACACTAAGAGTTGGAGGAACTCTTCTTACTACAGGTACAGTTACTGCATTAGCTGAGAACCCAATGGGAATACAATTCACTACAGCAACAGCAGTTAGCTCTGTAACAGGTTTCTTTGGAACTAACTTTGGTAGCACAGCTTTTTTTGGGGCAAATTTTGATTTTGATTTTTCATATAGATTTAGATTTGGAACAAATAATGCTGCTCAAAGATTTTTTGCAGGACTTTCACAGATGTATGCTACAGCAACTCCAACAAACATAGAGCCTACAGCTATGATAAACAGTATAGGAGTAGCTAAATTGCAAGGAAGTGCTAATTTATTCTTTATATGGAACGATGCTACAGGTACTGCATCATCTCTTGATTTAGGCTCAGGTTTCTTAGGAACAGACACTGCGAGTACATACAGAATAAGAATTTGGAAAACATCAGGTATTCCTGCAATAAATATTCAATTAACAAAAGTTGTAAACTCAACAGGTGTTACTACCACTACGAGTGTTCTGACTATAACCTCAGATTATAATACAGGAGTGAATCATCACGCTGCAATATGGATGGGGAATAATACTGCCGCAACAGGTGCGGTATCATTTAAAAATTACGGATGCGAATTATCGAAACGTAATATTATAAATGCATAAATTAAATTTAATCAAATGGATATAAGAAAAATATCAATCGGACCTGACTATAAGAGTGGTGCAATGCACTACATAATAGGTCAAAAAATTCTCGGAGATTCAAACGAGATTCATCATATTAAACGACAAGCGGAAACGGGAAACGTATTAATTTATATTATTAATAAAAAAGAAGAGGTAGTTCTGTGGAAAGAGTTTACCTTTGCTATTCCAATTTCAATCGAATTTAATATAGACTTTTAATGAAATCTCCATTTTACTTCATAGTTAAGCCTATGAATGGAAAGCGGTATGACAACACAAAAGACATAGGAGTATCTGACTTTATTGTTAGTACTTCAGAAGAGGACCATAAATTCTCAAACAGATATGCTAAAGTTGTCGAGCTTCCAATAGGCTATTCCGGTCCTATAACAATAGGAGACACCCTTCTTGTGCATCACAATGCGTTTAAGTTTTACAACGATATGAAGGGTCGTCAAAAAAGCGGCAAGAGTTTCTTCAAAGATGATTTATTCTTTATAGAGACAGACCAATTCTTTTTATACAAGAAAGATTCTACTTGGAATGCTTATGATAAGTATTGTTTTGTTAGACCAATCGCAGCTACAGATTATTTCATAGAAAAATTTTGTGTTGAAGAACCTTTAATGGGGCAGATGGTATATCCAAACGAGTATCTTTTAAGCAAAGGAATAAAACAAGGCGATTATGTTTGTTTTTCCCCCGATAGTGAATATGAATTTACTGTTGAAGGAGAGAAGCTATATCGTATGTATGACCACCAAATAACAATTAAGCTATGATAAATATTGTAGATGATTTTTTAGGGCAAGGAGTCTATGATTCTGTTTATAAACTTTTATCAAATAATGAATTTCAAGAAATTGAATTAGGAGATAAAAAGTTTTGGGTTCAATATAGCAATGAAGAATTTGATAAATATATTGTTGAAAAACTAAGTGTTATAGATGGAGTACAACGTGAATGTTTGTTAGGTTTCTTTAGAGTTGCAACTGAGGAGTTCGATACTGATTGGAGAATACACGCAGACTCAAAAGTAGGCGATATTAGACCTGAAAGAGCACTCGTGCTATATATATCTCCATCGACAAAAGAAGGACTCCACGGAACCGCTTTTTGGAGACATAGGAATGTTGGATATGAAATGCCTTTAGATGTTTCAAACGAAGAAGCTGATAGGTTTCTTTCGGAAGAGGCAAATAACTTGGATAATTGGGATTTGCATTCTGTAGTAGGATATAGACCTAATCGTGCTCTTATGTACCCTTCTAATTACTTTCATAGTAAATATCCAAACACAGGTTGGAAAGAGGGGCGAATGGTGTATGTAATGTTTTATAGATAACGATATGACAGCTAAAGAAACAAAATTAAAAATTATTGCTGCCGGTCATAAAGCAGTATTAGAACTTATAAAAGTAGCCGAAGAATCTATCTTGAATCCTGATATGGAAGGAGATGACTTAGCTGCTGACAAGTTAAAGAACGCAGCGGCTACAAAAAAATTGGCTATATTTGATGCATTCGAGATTCTTAGCAGAATAGAAGCTGAAAAAGAAAGTCTTGATATTGCCGAAAACGGAGGAAGTAAAACTGATACAAAACAAGGGTTTGCAGAAAGAAGGTCTAAATAGTTTATACAATGTAGTTAAAGATTACATACCTGCCCATTCTATTACTAAAAAGAATGGCAATAAGTCTTGGCTATATGGCTATAATGACCAATATGATGTCATAGTAATTTCCAAAACAGGGCAGATAGGAGAAATTGTAAATATAGCAGGACTTCATATTGCACTACCACCTGCTCCAAAAAAGTGTCTTCAAAGACACGCTTCAAACTCTGAACAATATTGGGAAAGAGAACCACTTCCAAAACAACTTTCAAGAATACAATCAATATTCCAATGGAATGAAATGCCATCTGATTTTAAAAATAGATGGGTTGATTATATTGAGAATGAATTTGATTGCAGAGAGAACGGGGTATGGTTTATGAATAATGGAATCCCTACTTATATAACGGGTTCTCATTATATGTACCTTCAGTGGTCAAGCATTGACATTGGTTATCCCGACTTTCGTGAAGCAAATAGAATCTATTGGATTTTTTGGGAAGCCTGTAGGGCGGACTCAAGAAGTTTCGGTATGATATACTTGAAAATCAGGCGTTCAGGATTCTCATTTATGTCTTCATCTGAATGTGTAAACGTAGGAACACTTGCTCGTGATGCAAGGATTGGAATCTTATCAAAAACGGGTTCCGATGCTAAGAAAATGTTTACTGACAAAGTAGTTCCTATAAATAGCAGACTTCCATTTTTCTTCAAGCCAATTATGGATGGTATGGATAAGCCAAAGACAGAATTAGCTTTCCGTGTACCGGCATCTAAGATTACAAAGAAAAATATGTACGACACTGAAAATGAAATCATAGAGGGGTTAGATACATCAATAGATTGGAAGAATACAGAAGACAACTCTTATGATGGGGAGAAACTATTATTCTTGGCTCACGATGAGTCAGGTAAATGGACCAAGCCAAACAATATCAAAGAGAATTGGCGAGTAACAAAAACCTGTTTAAGATTGGGTTCTAAAATCATTGGTAAGTGTATGATGGGGTCAACCTCAAATGCATTATCAAAAGGAGGTCAGAACTACAAAGATATGTTTGAGGATTCAGATGTAAAACATCGTAATGCTAACGGACAAACTAAAAGCGGATTGTACTCTTTGTTTATTCCAATGGAATGGAATATGGAAGGATTTATAGATAGATATGGTATGCCTGTTTTTCATAAACCTGAAGAACCTATTTTAGGGGTTGATGGTATGATGATAAAAAATGGAGCAATAAACTATTGGGAAGCTGAAGTTGATTCGCTTAAAAGCGATGCTGATGCACTAAATGAGTTCTATCGTCAGTTTCCACGAACTGAGTCTCACGCATTTAGAGATGAGAGTAAACAATCTTTATTTAACCTTACAAAAATATACCAACAGATAGACTATAACGACAGTCTTATAAAAGAACACTTTACAACAAGAGGTACTCTTCATTGGAGAGATGGAATAAAAGATACTCAGGTTGTTTTTACTCCTGACCCAAGGGGTAGATTCTTAGTTAGTTGGACCCCGGCAAAACATTTGCAAAACAATATTCATTTACGAAATGGAATGAAGCATCCCGGAAATGAGCACATTGGTTCGTTTGGATGCGATAGCTATGATATATCAGCAGTAGTAGGAGGTAGAGGTTCAAATGGTTCTCTACACGGTCTTACTAAGTTCAATATGGATGATGCTCCTTCAAATGAGTTTTTCTTAGAGTATATAGCAAGACCTCAGACCGCAGAGATATTCTTTGAAGAAGTTCTTATGGCTTGCGTTTTTTATGGTATGCCAATCCTTATAGAGAACAATAAACCTCGATTGCTTTATCATTTCAAAAACAGAGGCTATAGACACTACTGTCTAAATAGACCTGACAAGCAATATAATAAATTAACTAAAACTGAACGTGAACTTGGAGGAATACCAAACTCATCCGAAGATGTAAAACAGTCTCACGCATCTGCAATTGAATCTTACATAGAGAAATATGTTGGAATAGATTTTACAGGAGATTATAGAGATGGAGGAGATATGGGTACTATGCCTTTTACACGTACATTAGAGGATTGGGCGAAATTTGATATAAACGATAGAACTAAATTTGATGCATCTATTAGCTCGGGATTGGCTATTATGGCTAACCAAAAGCATTTATATATGCCGGAGAAAAAAGATTCAAAAATAAGTATTAACTTCGCAAGGTATTCTAATGAAGGTTCAACAAGTCAATTAATCAAATGAAAAACGTAACAATAGATATTACATCGTCAGCTTTTCCAAGTCAGTTAGCTACTGATGCAGAAAAAGCAACTGAACAATTTGGGCTTCAAGTTGGTCAAGCAATTCAATATGAGTGGTTCCGCAAAGATGGAAATAATTGCAGATATTATGGTCAATGGAGAGAATTTCATAGGCTGAGACTATATGCAAGAGGAGAACAAGGAGTTGGTAAATATAAAAACGAATTAGCTATTGATGGCGATTTATCGTATTTAAACTTAGATTGGACTCCGGTTCCTATTATACCAAAGTTTGTTGACATCGTAGTTAATGGGATGTCTGAACGATTGTTTAAAGTTAAGGCATACGCACAAGATGCTATGTCTCAAGCTAAGAGAAACAAATATCAGGAGATGATGGAGTCTCAAATGGCAGGTAAAGAAATCTTAACAAAGATTAAAGACCTATCAGGAGTTGACCCTTTTGTTATGGACCCTGAAGAGTTACCAAACACTGATGAAGAGTTGGCATTGTATATGCAATTAAATTACAAGCCGGCTATTGAAATAGCTGAAGAAGAGGCTCTAAATACAATGTTTGATGTCAATCATTACGATGATATTCGTAAGAGGCTTGACTATGATGCTACCGTACTTGGTATATCTATCGCTAAGCACGAATTTCTTCAAGGAGCAGGGGTAAAAATATCTTATGTTGACCCTGCAAATATGGTTTATAGTTATACCGAAGACCCTTATTTTAGAGATTGTTTCTATTGGGGAGAAATTAAAACTATGGCAATAACTGAGTTAATGAAAATTGACCAAAGTCTTACCAAAGAAGATTTACAAGAAATAACACAATACAGCCAAGGATGGTATGATTATTTCAATGTAGCTCAGTTTTATGAGAATAGTGTATTCTCAAGAGATACGTGTACGTTGATGTATTTCAATTATAAAACTACTAAGAAAATAGTTTATAAAAAGAAGATACTTGATAATGGTGGCTCAAGAGTTATTGAAAAAGATGATACCTTCAATCCTCCAACAGAAATGATGGAAGAAGGTAATTTTGAAAAGATAGAAAAAACTATTGATGTGTGGTATGAGGGGATTATGGTAATGGGTACTAATATTCTTCTACAATGGAAAATGTCAGAGAATATGGTTAGACCAAAGTCTGCATCTCAACACGCATTACCAAACTACATAGCTTGTGCTCCAAGAATGTACAAAGGAGCTATAGAGTCTTTAGTTCGTAGAATGATACCTTTTGCAGACCTTATCCAAATTACGCATTTAAAATTGCAACAAGTAATTAACCGAGTTGTACCTGATGGTGTATTCATTGATGCCGATGGTCTTAATGAAGTTGATTTAGGTAATGGTGCAGCTTATAATCCTGAAGATGCTTTGAGGTTATACTTCCAAACAGGTTCTGTTGTAGGTAGAAGTTTTACTCAAGATGGAGATTTTAATAATGCTAAAGTTCCTATTACTCAGTTAAATTCAAATGCAGGAACAGGCAAGACTCAGATGCTTATTACTAATTATAATCACTATATGGATATGATTAGAACGGTAACAGGTCTTAATGAAGCGAGAGATGGCTCTACTCCTGACCCTAATTCATTAGTTGGTTTGCAGAAGTTAGCAGCTCTGAACTCAAATACAGCTACTCGACACATACTTGATGGTGGATTATATATTTTCCGTTCAATGTCAGAAGCATTGACTTATAGAATTGCAGATATTTTAGAATATTCTGATTTCAAAGATGAGTTTATTAATCAGATAGGTAGATACAATGTATCTATATTAGGAGACATCGCAGACCTTTATATTTATGATTTTGGTATTTTTATTGAAGTTGCACCTGATGAAGAACAAAAAGCACAACTTGAAGCTAATATCAATATGGCATTATCTAAAGGAGATATTAATCTTGAAGATGCTATTGATATACGTGAGCTTAAAAACATTAAACTTGCAAATCAACTATTGAAACAAAAAAGAGTTAAGAAGCAAGATAGAGAAGAGAAGTTGGATATGCAGAAACAAGCTATGATTTCTCAACAGCAAATGCAAGCTCAGCAATTAGCCGCACAAACATCTATGCAGAATATGCAAGGTCAATTGCAAATGAAAATGCAATTAAAACAAATGGAGACTGAGTATAATATCAAGACTATGCAAGTAGAGGCTGAACTAAAATCTCATTTAATGGCTGAAGAGTTTAATTACAATTTAGAGTTAAATAATATGGAGGTTGGAAAAATATCTCAAAGAGACCAATTAAAAGAAGAGGCTAAAGATAAGCGTGTTAGCCTTCAAAATACTCAACAGTCTAAGCTCATAAATCAAAGAAAAAATAACTTGCCTCCATTAGATTTTGAATCCAATGAGGATAGCTTAGATGGTTTTGATTTAGGAGAATTTGAGCCTCGTTAAAATATCAAAAAAATTGTATAGCTTTGTAAAAAATTAAATCAAATTAAAATCAAATCAAATGGAAATGAAAGTAAGATTATTAGATGGTATAGAAGAGAAGGGAACTGCTCAAGTTGAACAAGAATTACTTGAGAAACACGAACAAGAAATCTTAGGGGAGTCAAGTTCGGGTAAATTTGAAGGAATAGCTCGTATTGCTGATGAAGTAATTGAGCCTACAGGTGGAGAGCCTGATGAATTATCAGAAGAACAAGTTCTTTCATATATTGGAAAAAGATACAATAAGCAGATTAATTCATTAGATGAATTAACAGCACAAAGAGAAGAAGCTGAGGCTTTACCTGAAGATGTTGCTGCTTATATGAAATACAAAAAGGAAACAGGAAGAGGTTTTGATGATTTTTTAAGTCTTAGAAAAGATTTTGACTCAATGGAACCTGAAAGTTTACTTAGAAATTATTTATCAGCAACTCAAGAAGGACTTGATGCTGATGATATTGATTCTTTGATGGATGATTATCGTTATGATGAAGATATTGATGACGAATCGCAAATTAAAAGAATTAAAATATCAACAAAAAAGGCAATTGCCGAAGCTAAAAAGTTTTTTAATAATCAAAAAGAACAGTATAAAATGCCACTTGAGTCAAGTGCTGCGTTTGTTTCTGATGAAGAAAAAGAAATTTACGAAAGCTACAAGCAATATACCAAGCAAGCGAAGACTATTGAAGAGGAGAATGAAAGAAAAAGGAATTGGTTTAACCAAAAGACTGAGGAGGTATTTAGCGGAGAGTTCAAAGGTTTTGAGTTCAATGTTAATGACAAGCGAATCACTTTCAATCCCGGAGATGCTAATGAGCTTAAAAAAGCACAAGCTACACCTGCAAACTTTATAAATAAGTTTTTAGATGAGCAAGGCTTAGTTAAGGATGCGGCAGGTTATCATAGGTCATTAGCTGTTGCTATGAACCCTGAGAAGTTTGCAAAGTTCTTTTACGAACAAGGGCAAGCAGATGCAATTGATGGAACAATGAAAGGCATTAAGAATATTCAAATGTCTGAAAACAAAGTTCCTCAAGTTACAAAGTCAACGGGAGGAATGCAGGTAAAAGCGGTAAACCCTGATTCCGGTAAAAGCCTTAAAATCCGTAGTATAAAAAGAATATAAATTTTAAAAATTAATCAAAATGGCAGGTACATTATTATCAAATCCTACTTTTGCATTACAGCCAAGTGCTGAGCAAGTAGCATTGCAGACAAACTATATTACCAACTTCAACTTCTTGAATCAGTATCTTCCTGATACTTACGAGAAAGAATTTGAGCGTTATGGTAATAGAACCATCGCATCATTCTTGAGAATGGTAGGTGCTGAGATGCCTTCTAACTCTGACCAAATCAAATGGGCAGAACAAGGTCGTCTTCACATTAAATACACCAACATTACTTCTGCGGCAGCAATTAACTCCAACACAGCAACTTTCACAGTAGCTGACACAGGTGTTACTTACATCGCAATTAGAGTTGGTCAAACGGTTATGATTCAGAACAACACTACAGGTGTATTCAACAAAGCAATCGTAACTGCTGTTCCTTCTGCAACTACTTTTACAGTAGCTTACTATGAGGCAACAGGTCAAGCATTTGCTGTATCTACTCAATGTACTGTATTCATTTATGGTTCTGAGTTCAAAAAAGGAACTAATGGGATGATTGGTTCATTAGAGTCAGAAGATGACATCTACAGCAACAACCCTATTATCTTAAAAGATAAATATGCGGTTAATGGTTCTGATATGGCTCAAATCGGATGGGTTGAAGTTACTACTGAAAACGGTGCTACAGGTTACTTGTGGTATTTGAAATCAGAGCACGAAACTCGTTTACGTTTTGAAGACTACATCGAAACTGCAATGATTGAAGCGGTTCCGGCTGTTTCGGGTTCAGGTGCTGCTACAGCAGGTTTCATCGGTTCTCAAGGTATCTTCTATGTTGTAAACAATAGAGGTAACGTATGGGGCGGTGGTTCTCCAACTTCTTTGTTAGAGTGGGACACAATCGTTTCTCGTTTGGACAAACAAGGAGCTATCGAAGAAAACGTAGTGTTTGTTAACCGTGGATTGTCTTTCGACATCGACAATATGTTAGCAACATTAAACGGTTACACTTCAGGTGGTGTTGCTCAGTCTGCATCTTTCGGTTTATTCGACAATGATGTTGATATGGCATTAAACTTAGGTTTCACAGGATTCCGTAGAGGTTACGATTTCTACAAGTCTGATTGGAAATACCTAAATGACCCAACTATGAGAGGTGGATTGAACAATGCTGCTGCTACAGCAACAGGTACAATCACAGGTCTTATGGTTCCTGCCGGTTCTACTTCAGTGTACGACCAAATTATGGGTAAAAACGCTAAGAGACCTTTCTTACACGTTAGATACCGTGCTTCAGAAGCTGAAGACCGTAGATACAAAACGTGGATTACAGGTTCTGCCGGTGGTGCTCAAACATCTGACTTGGATGCAATGGAGGTTAACTTCTTGTCTGAAAGATGTGTATGTACTTTAGGTGCAAACAACTTCGTATTATTCCGTTTCGGATAGTATATAGTAAAGAACTTTAGATGCCGCCCCTTCGGGGGTGGCTATAGAGTTCCTAATTAGGAATGAGCCGCTTATGAAAGTTGTTTGAGTAAACGGAGCTAAGAATTGTCGAAGGGCAAGGAAGGAGTAACTTCTCTTTTTGTTTAGTCTCTTTGAATAATCGTAATCTGAGGCTCGGACCTTTTTAAAAGGTAAAAAAAATTAAATTAAATTAAATCAATATTAAAAATGGCAACAATAGTTTCAGTAAACAAAGTTTACAAATTGACAATAGGCAATCCACTTTCCTATAGTTTAGCATCAAGAAATCATCCAAGATTCCCACTAATGTGGTTTGATGAAAAAAAGAATCAAAACAGAGCTTTAAGATATGCAGTTAATCAGAAGTCTCCTTTCGAGGATGAGCAAGATGGTAACTCAATTCTTGAGCCTATTATTTTTGAAGATGGGTTTTTATCTGTTTCAAGAACAAATCCTGTATTGCAAGAGTTCTTGCACTATCATCCTTTAAACGGAAGAATATTCGTTGAAGTAGATGATGAAAAAGATGCTGCTTCTGAAGTAGAAGATTTAGATTTAGAGATTGATGCTTTAGTTGAAGCAAGAAAACTTTCTCTTGAACAAATTGAAACTCTAACAAGAGTTATGTTTGGAAAAGACCCTTCTACAATTTCGACAGCGGAATTAAAAAGAGATATATTGGTATTTGCTAAAAATGACCCAAAAGGTTTCTTAGCTACATTGAATGACCCTGAACTACAGTTTCAAGCTAAGGTTAGATTATTCTTTGAAGAGAAGTTATTAGCATTACGCAACGGAGATAAAGAGGTTTGGTTCAACACACCAACGAACAAGAAAAAAATGTTGTCAGTACCATACGGAGAAGACCCTTATGATATGGTGGCTTACTTCTTGTCAAGTGATGATGGGATTGATGCTCTTAAAATGTTAGAGGCTAATTTGCCGCAATAACACAACCGGATTGAGGTGTCCTTGGTCGAAAATTAGCACAGATTTATTTCTGTGCTTTTTTTATGTATATTTGTAAAAAGATTTGAAAAATGATAAACGAAGTTAGAAATACAGTACTATCCGTATTAAATAAAAATAATTATGGGTATATTTCTCCATCAGACTTCAATTTATTTGCTGAAAATGCACAGATGGAGATATTTGAAGATTACTTCAAAAATTATAACAAGGCTATAAATGCTGAAAATGCACGTACAGCCGGGAGTGATTATGCTGAAATTGAAGGTCCTATAGCTGAAACTCTTGAAGGTTTTTTAGTTACAAATTATTTAGCACATTTAGGCTTAAATAGATACTCAGCACCATCTCTTACTACAACAGGAGATGATGATTATTATATTCTTAAAATGCTTTGTCATACAAAAAAATTGACATCAGGAGCCACTACAGGCGTATCTTCAAATTTACTTGTAAATTCTGCTGCAACATTTTTATCTGATGGTTTGTCTGTAGGAGATGTTGTTGTTAATGCAAATTTAAGTACTGTTGCTACAATTACAAATGTATTTTCAAACACAACATTGGTTTTAAGTGCTAATCTTTTTACAGCAGTAGGACAGGTTTATAATATTTACTCAAAAGCAGTAAAAGAAGCAGATAAAGTAAGTGTTGGAAAAATCACAATGCTTAATGCATCGAGCCTAACAAGTCCAACTGAATTTTATCCATCATACACTCTTGAGGAAGAGACAATTAAGTTGTTTCCCGACACTATAGATGCTAAAGGAAAAGTTGAATGTGTTTATTTTAGATACCCTAAAACTCCAAAGTGGACATATATTACATTAGTAAGTGGGGAGCCTGCTTTTGACCAATCACAACCTGATTATCAAGATTTTGAACTTCCTTTTTCAGATATTTATATATTAGTAATGAAGATACTTCAATATTGTGGTATTTCAATTCGTGAAACTGAAGTTGCTCAATTTGGTATGATTCAAGAACAGCAAAATAATCAATAATAAAAACAACGAGAAATGGCATATATATCGCAATATGAATATTACGACAATAATGGTAACACACCTCAAGATGCAAATTGGGGTTCGTACCAATATGTTAGTTTAGATGATATAGTCAATAACTTCTTATTGATGTATTCAGGAAACCACTCATTAGTAAATAATGAAGAAAGGTATAAAATAATCTTTCACGCAAAACGAGCCATACAAGAGCTTAATTATGATGCGTTCAAGGAAATAAAAGTATTAGAGTTAAGCGTGGCAGATTCGCTAAGATATGTACTTCCATCAGACTATGTGAATTGGGTTCGTATTTCTTTATACAAAGATGGTTGGTTAAGACCTTTGACTGAAAATATTCAGGCATTATCTTCTAATGCTTATCTTCAGGACCAACAAGGAAATATTTTATTTGACCAAAATGGAAACGTACTTAAACCACAATACTCAGATATTGATTATGATAGGTTAATGAAACTAAAGAAAAGCATCTACTTAAATCAAGGAAATCAATTTCACGGTCAGGCAGGTTGGAATATGGATGGAATGTGGTATTTTGATTATAATGTAGGCACACCTTTTGGATTAAATACTGAAACTGCAAACTTTAATCCTACTTTTAAAATTGACAAAAAAGCAGGAGTAATAAATTTCGATTCAAGTATGGCGGGAGAACTTTGTATTCTTGAGTATGTGTCTGATGGTATGGAAAATGGAGACAATTCATTAATCACGGTTAATAAACTATTTGAAGCCTACGTGTACGCTGCAATTGAATATGAAATATTGAGTTCTAAATTCAATGTTCAAGAGTATGTTATTAATCGTTGTCGTAAAAAAAGAAAGGCTTTATTGTCAAATGCAAAAATAAGAATTAGTAATATTCATCCGGGCAGACTCTTAATGAATTTAAGAGGTATGGACAAGATAATTAAGTAATATGGCAAACGTAACAAGAAATTTTTTAGCAGGAAGAATGAATAAAATCGTTGACCAACGATTGCTTCCTGATGGCGAATATGTTGATGCTATGAATGTCAGAATGGGTTCAACAGAATTAGCCGAAGTTGGTGTTGTTACTAATACAAAAGGTAACTTACATCTAACTACATTGGCTTATCTTAACGGAACTCAGTTAAGTACTCAAGCAAGGTGTATTGGAGCTATACAAGACAGTGCTAATGAAACAATCTTTTGGTTTGTTCACGACCCTGCATTTACTGTTGGAGCTACGGGGAAACTTGATTTAATCGTTTCTTACAATGTACTTACAAACATATTAACATATCACGTTATTAGTATTGACGATGGTAGCGGTGTCAACACCGTTTTAAATTTTAATCCAACGTATTTAATTACGGGAGTAAATTTAATCGATGACCTTTTATTTTGGACAGATGATTATAATGCTCCACGAAATATAAACATAAATAGAAACTACCCTAATCCGGTCGCAAATCTTGATGTGTTGAATCCTGAAGCAATTCTTGTTATAAAAAAACCACCTATTGAAGCACCTGAAGTAACTCCAATTACTACAAGTGGACAACAAAACTTTTTAGAGACAAGATTTATTTGTTTTGCCTATAGATACAAGTATGTAGATGGAGAGTACTCTGCTACATCTCAATGGTCTGCTCCTGCGTTTGTTCCTAATCAGTTCCAATTTAGCGTTAATAGTATGCTAAATGAGGGTATGACTAATTTCTGCAACACAGCAATTATAAACTACAATACAGGAGGTCCTCTTGTGGTTGGTATTGATTTATTATTCAAACAATCAGAGAATAATGTAATAAAAATTATTCAGCAAATAGACAAAGCCAATGCAGGATTTGGTAATAATCAAGTTGTGCAATATTCATTTAATAATAGTAAAATATTTACCGTATTAAATGAAGCTGAAATTCTAAGACTTTACGATAATGTACCAAGATTTGCTAAAGCCCAAACAATAATGGGTAATAGACTTATGTTTGGTAATTATGTTGAAGGGTATGACTTGATTGATAAAAATGGTCAACCTACTAAGATAGAATATCAGACCACATTAATAACTGAAGTAATTGGAAATACAACATTAACAGATACAACAGCAAGTGGTGTCTATAATATAGACCCTGCATCTACAGGTCTAACTGTAGCTGATTGTATTGTAAATTTTGATTTAGCAGCTTCTCCTTTAGTTGAAGGTGCTGCAATATCTTTAGATGTTACAATATCTCACAAACAATGGACAGGATATACACCATTTCCTGATGAGACAACTGATGGAGTATCTCTTGTTTTTAGCTTTTTGTTGACTCAAAACTATACTTCTGTATATGAATTAGCAACAAGTCCTCAGTTTGAAAATGCAGTAGGTACAGCTTTGAATATACTTCCCGTATCAACAACTATAGTAGGACAAGATACTTCTTGTAATGGAGTTACGTTTACAGATTCTTTCAACTGTTTATTACCAAACAATTTAGGTCTTGCACCTAATACTTTTACAAAAAAAGCAAGTGGAATTAACACGCTTACAGCTGCATTACAGCCTATAAAAATAATAACATCTCCTGCAAGTACTGTAATTGGTTTTCAGTTTCTTGCTATGGAATATGTAGATGATATAACTACCCCAACTAAAAGAGCTTATGAGTATTATCAAGTTACTTATGCACAAGCTATATTCCAAGAGCTTGCAAACCCTCGAAGTTTACATAGCAATAGAGGATATGAAGTAGGATTGGTTTATATGGATGAATTTAATAGAGCTACAACCGCTTTAGTTAGTACTAATAATGCAGAGTTTGTTCCTTGTGGATATGCTCCAAATAAAAATAGTATTCAAGCTATAATACCTCCTACTCAAAGAGCACCTAAATGGGCTACAAGATATAAGTTTGTGATTAAGCCTGATGCTGAAAGATATGAGACTGTTTACAGTAATTTATTTTTCATTAATCCTGAGACAAATGAAGCATTTCTTTTACTCGAAGGAGAGAATATGAGAAAAGTTGAAAATGGAGATAGACTTATTGTTAAGGCAGATACTCAAGGACCGACTTTAAATTGCGTTTATACAACTGTACTTGACAAAGAACCTCAACCAAAAGGTTTTCTTGAGATACCAAGCGATACAGACCCTACAGTGAATATTAATGTTCCTGCGGGATTATATATAAAGTTAAATCCTAATAGTTTTAATTTAGTACAAACTCAAAATGCTGTTATAGCACCGGGTCAGCTACAAGGTTGGGGAAGTGGAGGAGACCATTTTATATTAACTTATCCTATGAATATTGCAGACCCTGCAAATCCGGGTATGTATATTGATTACAATGTACCTGCCGGAAGTAGAATAAATTGGTATGTAGATTGGAATAGAGCCGGTGTAGCGGGAGCTTGTGAACCAAGAGGTTATACTTTAGAAAAAGTTTATACTTCTACATCAGACTATGATAATATGTATGAGTGGTTTGTTGGAGACAATATTCAACTTACTATAAATTCAGGTATTGATAAAGGAGATGGAGAGACAAATGAGTTTGTTCCGGGTACATCTACTCAATTAACTAACGTATCTACAGATATAAATTATTGGCAATTTTATAGAAATCCAACTACTAATCAACTTACTATTAGTTGGAGTAGTACAAATAGTTGTACAGGTAAAAACTATAAATATTCTCGTAGAATTTATATTACTGCAAACATTGAAGTGTATCGTGCAGAAAATACAATCATATTTGAAACAGAACCTTCTGACTCATTACCTGATGTATTTTTTGAGAATGAATTATCTTTCCCTATTGACATAGATGGAAACCACGCAGGAAATATTCAAAATCAAAACATTTCAACAGGAACTCCTGCTATAATTGACACTCAGTTTTTTAACTGTTACTCTTTTGGAAATGGTGCTGAAAGCTATAAAATACGTGATTCTATTATAGGAAGGTCTTTTAATTTTGGAGAAAGAGTAACTACAGTTGCTGCTCAAGATTACAAATCTGCTGATAGGTTTTCAGATATTACATATAGTGGCGTTTACAATGGAGAGTCAAATATAAATAAGCTAAATGAGTTCAACTCAGGTTTATCAAACTTTAAGCATTGCGAATCTTCATTTGGACCAATCCAATTATTAGATGGAAGAAACACAGATATTCTTACTTTACAAGAAGATAAAATATCTTACGTTTTAGCTGAGAAAAACTTACTGTCGGATGCAAGTGCCGGTGGTATCATTACAGCTACTCCTGAGGTCTTAGGAACACAAATAGCACGTACTGAAAAGTATGGCATTAGTTTTAATCCTGAGAGTTATGTTCAATGGGGATTTGATAGATTTTTCGCTGATGCAAAACGTGGAGCAGTTCTTCAATTAAAAGGAGGAGATAGCCAAAGCGAGCAGTTAGTAGCTATATCTGAACAAAGTATGAGAACGTGGTTTAGAGATAAATTTAACGCATCTTTTAATTTCCAAAAACTTGGAGGTTTTGACCCTTATATGAATGAGTATGTGTTAGCAATGAATGACCAACAATTGCCAATAAATGCTCAATGTTTAAATTGTGGAATCAGTCAAACATTTACATTATCCGTTGATACAGAAGTTTCAAAAACTTTCGTGTATTGTGTTGACTTAGGTCCTCTTGTAGGCATCTCTGAGATTGCTTGGGTGTTCTCAGATATAGAAGTAGGCAAAACACTTACTGTGAGTGTTGATTATAACGGAACTGTTGTAACATCAGGAGCAACAAATGTAGATGGAAGTATTTTCTTTGATAAGAATAACATTTTAATTGAAACAGCAGAAATCACTCTAACCTATACGGGAGATATGGTTGTGGATATACTTGCAGATTGCTGTCAAGCTGAGCCAATGACTATTGTTGAGGTTGTTGTAACAAACGATTCAGAGTCAGGAAGTACTATACATACTCAATATAGATATACTGATGGAGCTTTCATAGGACCACTTCTTCAAAACTTGGTTTTATTCTCAGGTGGAACAGGAAGTCCTCTTATATCAAGATACAATACCGTATCAGGATTTGTAGGGTCAGGTGGATTCCCTCCTGAGGGAAGTACTATGAGATTAGCTACAAATGCTATTGTTCCTGATAATTATGTATTCGACATAGCTCAGGACAAATTTAGATACTTTAGAAGTTCTACGTTGTACAATAATACCAATGTAGATATGAATGCATTATTGATAGCTTCTACGGTTGCTACTCCTAATTCAGGCTCAGCTCCATTGTATTATGCAGACTTTACAGTTCCTGCAAGTTCACTTGGAGAGTACCTTTATTTAATTTGGGATTTAAGAGATGCTATACCGGCTGAACTATGTTATTCAGGAGAAGCAATTGGAAACGGATGTTGCGATTGTGTACTTGTAAATGTTTACTTAAATGCATCTTTCTCTACAGCAACTTCTATTTTTGAAGATATTAACCTAACAAATGTAGCTCCCGATGGAATGTATTCTACAGGAGGCGTTATGAGAGAGTTAGTAGATGGAGTTTTACTCCCACAACAACCTTGTAATTCTTGTGGCGTTGAAGTATCTTTGTGTTTTGGAACAAGTGCTGTAGATGTATGTTGTAATTGTGATTTAACGTGTACAACACCATATAATTATTATGAAGTAACCAATAATGAGACTTTTGACACAACAATTTACTTCTATAACGAGCAAGGAATACTGTCAAGTTTACCTTTATTAGCTTCGGCAGTAGGAGTGGTGTATTGTTCTATTGGAAAGCCTTACGCTGAAACAAGTATAACTATTACAAATGTCCTATGCGACTGTGTAACATAATTTAATTAAGAATATGGCAATAAATTCAACATTCTATTTAGATGCCGCTGATTTAGCTACAGCTACAGCGGTATATTTAGACCTTGGTTTAACTAACATAGCTCCTGATGGATTCTATGGAGATGGAACAATAACAAGAGAGCAGTCATCGGGAATACTTTTGACTTCTGAGCCTTGTGTATCTCCTTGTCCTGCACCTTGCGGAACTGCTATTGGAGGTTCAGGAGGTCAAGGTGTTTATCAAATAAATTTAGATGTAGGAAGTACAGAAACAGGAGCAATAATAGTTTCAATGAATCCTCAATCAGTACCTGATGGAATGAGAGTTACATATAATGGAGTAGTGTACAATAAGTTATCTTCTCCTGTTTTTGGTGCTATTCAAAGTCCAAATCCGGGGCATTTTACAATTGTAGGAAGTACAGGTGCAACAGGAGCTTGTACATCTTGGTACACAGGAGGACAGGTACAGACTAATACAGTATTTTTATATAACCCTTCAACGGGTTTATTTGATAATACAGGAACATTCCAAACAGATACAATATCTCCTCCTCCAAGTGCTGATTTTTTTGTACAATCAGGTTCAGCAGGATTTTGCGTAATGGTAATACCAAAACCTACTGCAACTCCAAGTGCTTTACTTATTGAGATAATAGGTCCTTGTTCGGGAACAGGTTGGGATTTTACAGCCGCTTGTCCGGAAGCATTACCAACTTTTCCTGCTTCTAATGTGTTTGCATCGGCATCTATTCCTTGCTCTACACCGTTTCCTAATACTTTTTATTTTGCAAAAGTTCACACAGCTGTAGATACTTTCGTAGGGTTATTTGATTATGTTTTTGTAGATGTAAATGGTCAATTCCCGCTACCTGATGGATTCTACCTTACGAGCAACGTAGCTTCTCCAAATAAAGTAATAGAGGTAGATAACGGAGTAATAGTAGCAATAACAGCTTGTAATACTGCCTGTTTAGATTGTGTACCGGGTACAGAAATCACAATTGGAACTCAAGAATGGACTGTTTGTAATTTAGATGTAACAACTTATAGTAACGGAGACCCAATACCACAAGTTACTGATGCAACTACTTGGGATAATCTAACAACCGGGGCTTGGTGTTATTACGATAATGACCCTCTAAATGGTCCGACCTATGGTAAATTATATAATGGATATGCTGTAAATGACCCAAGAGGGTTAGCACCTATTGGGTATCATATTCCAACAGATGCAGAATGGACAACATTAGCTAATACAGTAAATGCTTTAGTACCTATAGGAAATGTTGGTGGTAAAATGAAAGAAACAGGTCTGTGTCATTGGGATAGCCCTAATACAGATGCTACTAATTTAAGTGGTTTTACAGCTCTTCCGGGAGGTTGTCGTGGCGATTTTGGTTTGTTCGTACATCTTGGTGCTAACGGAGATTGGTGGAGCAGAACCAATAATGGAGTAGGACTTAATTATATTCGCTATCTAAACTCCTTTAATGGCGTATTAAACAGCGGTTCATACACTCCAAATTATGGATTCTCAGTAAGATTAATACAAGACACAACTCCTCTTGTGCAGTTAGATTGGAGTTTTGTAGAAACTTCAGCAAATGGCGTAATGGTTATATATGTAGAGGGTAATTCTGTTATAACAAGAAATGTTTCAGACATTGGTACATACTTTGTTAATGTAGGAGATGTAATAGGTGTAACTGTAAGTTGTACAGCTTGTTCCGCTCCGAATGATAAAGCAAACGTATCTTGCACAGGAATAATAAATGACCTCGCTTGTGTATCTATTAGTGCGAGTATTAATAATTATTCCGGTTATACAGTAACAAGTGGAGATGTAGGAACAATCTTAACTTTAGATACATTTGCACAATGTACAAATATTTGCTTATAAAATTAATAAGATTATGAATTATACATTATCATATAGCGAAGGAGTTGCCGGTTGGGTATCTTTCTATTCTTATTATCCTGATTGGATGATTGGAATGAACAATTATTTTTATACCTTTAAGGGTGGGAATCTTTATAAGCATAATGTAAATAATTTAAGAAATACATTTTATCAACCTTGGTGGACTAAGTTGGGTCAGCCTGCAAATGCATTTACACCAACATCTATTCAAACAGTATTTAATAGTGCTGCTCTTGAGAATAAACTATTTAAGACCATTAACATAGAAGGAGATGCTCCTTGGGGAGCTGTCTTAGAAACTGATTTGCAATTCTCAGGATTTATTGACCAATCTTGGTTTGAGAAAAAAGAAGCGGCTTACTTTGCATTTGTTAGAAACAATAGTATTGGAGAATTTGCACTTAGAAGTTTAAATGGAATTGGAAGAAGTTTTCAAGTTACGGGAGGCACTATCATCAAGTTTTCTATTAATCCATTAATATCTGTAGGAAACATAATTAGTATTGGAGATTTAGTTTATTTCTTTAATCCACCATCTAATACGCCTTTACTTGCAGGAAAGGTAACAGCAGTTACGGTTGATTATCCAAATAACTTAAACCAAATCACAATAACAACTGTAGTTCCGGGAGCTATAACGGTTCCGATAACTACACAAAATGCATATTTCTTATACATTAAAAATTCTGTAGCTGAATCTCACGGAGTTTTAGGACATTATTGTACAACTACACTTTCCAACAATTATAATAGTAAAGTTGAATTATTTGCTGTTGAATCTAATGTAATGAAAAGTTTCCCTTAAATTTAATATCTTTGTATCAATATGGAATTAGAAATTAGACCTCTTTACGACACAGATTATGAAGAAATCCTTGTAGGATGGTGGAAACAGTGGAATTGGGAACCACCCGCTAAGGATTTTTTACCTGAAGATGGGAAAGGTGGTATAATTGTTTGCGATGGAGACATTCCAATTTGTGCAGGATTTATCTATATGACAAACTCAAAAGTTGCTTGGGTAGATTGGATTATATCTAATAAGGAATACCGAGTAAAAGGTAGAAGAACAGAAGCAATTAAATTACTGATAGAATCGCTTACAAATATTTGCGAGCAAACAGGAAGTAAATATGGTTATGCATTGATTAAAAATCCAAGTTTAGTTCAAACCTATAAAGAACTTGGTTGGTCAAAAGGAGAAGGATATACAAGTGAAATGATAAAAATACTATAAAATGGGAGTAGCAACAGCAATAGCAGTCGGTGGATTAGCAATCTCGGCAGCAACGACAACTATGTCATTTATACAAGCGGGAGAGCAAAAATCTAAGCAAAGACAAGCAGAAGCAAAAGCAGCAGCTGCAATGGCAGAGGCACGTAGAAAACTTGAAATAAATTTTACTGATAAAATGGCGGTAAAGAAAGAGCCTTATGAACTTCAAAGAGATGCTATGCTCTCAGCGGGGGCTCAAGCTATTCAAGCCGGAGTTGAATCAGAAAGAGGAGCAGTAACCACAGCAGGTAAAGTTTTAATGGCTCAGAACGAAGCTCAAGCGGGTATTCGTACAGCTATGGGTCAAGAAATGACAGACATCGAAAACAAACAGATAGCAGAACAAAGTCGTTTAAGAGACTTAGGTGTTCAGTTAGACTTAGGAGAAGTAGAGGGTGCTCAACAAGCCGCAGCAGATGCAGAAAGAGCAGCAGCTCAATCAACATCAGAAGGCTTTCAGGGATTATCATCAACTCTTCAACAAGGTTTAGCTATGGTTCCATTGTTTGCAAAGACAGGTTCAGCTAAAGCGTTTGGAAAGATTGAAGAAGGTGCTAAAGGAGCGGGATTAACTCAGACTGATTTTCAAAATAAAGTTCAGGGATTATCTACGCAATCAGGGTTTGGTAATTTATCAAGTGTTGGAGGACTTAAAGGGGATGCGTTTACTGATTATATGTCAGGACTTCCAAAATCACAATTAAATGACATCTATGGACAATTATTCCCTAAAACACGTTAAAAATGGCAACATACTATAAATATGCAGAACGGGAAGCAGACTCGCAAGTAAATTGGGCAGAGGTCGGTAAGAATATGAGTGATATGCTTGCCGAAACTAACCGTGTTCGGGAAGAAAAGAAAGCCGCAATTGACCAAGCTACTCGTGAGACAATGAACGAGTTGGCTAAATCGCCTAATGGAGAACATAAAGGAGCGAGAACAGCCGCATTAGAATATGCAGACCAAGCATCAAACTACGTTAGAATACAAGAAAACCTTTTAAAAAGAGGACAAATAACTCTAAAAGAATATACCATTAATAGACAAAATATTAATGATGGTACTGATTTGGCTTTCAATGCACTTAAAGTTTACCAAGAAAATTACGCCAATACAATGCAGAGATATAGAGATGGTAAAGCATCTTTGTATGAAACTCGTAAAAGAGAACAAGGAGAAGGATTTGGGAATTGGAATAAGGCAGGTTTATTTATCGCACCAAACGGTAAAGTAATGTCAGGTATGAAGACTGAAAAAGAAATTGATGGTAAAAAAGTTTTTACTATGGATGATGCTCCCGGGAAAACAGCAAGTGTTGATTGGGTAAATGGTATGCTTATCGGGGAATGGGATAAATATGATTATGTTGCTCCTATAAAAACTTTCGTAGATAATTTAGGAGAAGAAAAGAAAACAGCTATTAAACTTGGAGGAATTACAAGACAAGGTAAAATAACAAGCGTTGAAGATATTACAAGTAGAGTAGATATAGACCCTGCAACAAAACAAGAATTATTTAAGTTTATAACAGCAGAAAATGATGCTATTCAAGCAGTATTAGGTACTCCTTTTGATAAATTATCTGTACTTTTAGACCACGCAAAAGTAGCACCAAATGGTAAGCCTTATGATATAACTAATGACCCGAAAGAAGCTGCCGCTAATTCAAACTTAGTATTAGAGGTTATAGACCCTAACACAGGTCAGGGAGCTATGCAGTTCTCTAAAGAGCAAGACAAAGATGCTCAAGAGTTTATTAGAGCACAAATGAGAGCACAATACGATTACAAAGAAGAGGCAAGTGCTGTAGGTGCTGTATCAAGAGATGAAGAGTCTCAAGATGCTGTTAAAGCAAGAGAAGAGAAGAAAGAGAAAGACAATGCTCTTGGAACTTGGGGAGATGTATTTAAAGCAGGAACGCCTGCCGATAAGAAAGCCGCAATTGAAACTATACTTGGTTCTCAATTATCTCAATCAAGAGGATTGTTAGATATTGATACAAGTGTTCCGGGTAAATTAACATTCAAATATGCTGATGAGGTTAAAAACCGTACAGTAGATTATGACCCTAACACGATTACATTAGGACAATGGAATGAACTTGGTAATGAGGTTCACGGTGTTGACAACGTAGCTGAGACAATGAAACGTAATAAAGGTGGAGACCCTAATATGAAGATGGGTGCTTCTCAGAAAAACTTCGCAGGTGTTAAAGCCGGAAGAACTGCTGTCAAAGACCCTGTAATTGAATTTAGTAATAAAGTTTCTGTAATTAAGGGGGATGGTACAGCAGGCGTAGGTATGGCTTATATGAAAGACACACAAGCTGCTGCTGAAATGAGAAAACTTATTCAAGGAACAGGAATTGAAATTATAAAAAATTCTAAGTATAATCCATTTAATGCTGTAACTTTACAAATAGGAGACAAAACATATAGATTCCCTGTAGGTTATGATATGGATGAGCAAGAAGATGCTGATACAGCAGCAGGAAACGTAATAGAATGGATAGAAGCAAATACACCTGCCGCAACTAAAAAGACACTATTAGAAAAAGGAAAAGGTAACGCAGCTCAATACTAATAAAAATAAAAAAAATGAACGAACAAGCAATCCAAGACTCGTATGATTTATTTGTTTCTCAAGGATATACTAAAAGCCTTGAAGAATATAAAAAATTATTAGCCACAAATCCAAATGCACTAAAGGATTCTTATGATGCATTTGTAAATGATGGATATACTAAAACCATTGACGATTACAAAACATTAATGGGTGTTAGTGGGCAAGCTGTTGCTTCAAAAAAAAAAGTTTTTTCGGTATCAGGCACGCCTCAAAAGGACCAAAAAATTACTACGGGTTCGTCTTCGGAAGATGGTTCATCGGCTACTACTCCTACTAAAAGAACAGCCTCAACTTTTGGAGATGAGGTAAGAGAGGCAATGCCTCAAATGAAAACCTTTACTGCGGCTGATTTAAAAGGTGTAAACTTCAAGAAAACAGACCAAGAGAGATTTATTGAAGAGCAACAGAAAAAATTCAAAGAAGCTGTAGCAATCTCTAAGGAAACCAAAAGAAGACAAGGGATAGAGGCTGTAGAAGAAGCTAATCAACAGAAAGAAAAAAAGGCTATAAACAAGGGCTTAAAATCAGCTCCTGAGTTCTTGAAATCTCTTAATGCAATAGATGCTAATCTTATATCAAAAACTGAAGAAGATGCTATAGTTACATTAAGAACTAAGTTTTCTAAGTTTGGTATTAACTTTGAAGAAACCGGTTTTGGTACTGACAAGATTATTGCCAAAACTTTAGATGGGAAAAAGTCTATAGAGATTAATTTACAAAACATTTCTGAAATAAATTCAGAAGAATCAAATAAATTAAAATCCTTTATAAACGATAACGCTGTTCCTGTAAACGCACCTATAACAGGAGATTTATTAACGAAATCAGTTCAAGCACAAAAACTTCGTAAAAATGGTAGATTGAATCCTGATGGAACTTTATCTACTGTTAAGTTTACCTCTTTTGAAGAAGATGGTAAATACAAAGTTATACCTACTTTATTTCCTAAAGACCCAAACAATTATTCTTCGGACCCAAAAACTTGGGAAGAACTTCCATTTAAAGAAGCCATTAAAAGAGCAAGAGAAAGAGGAGAAGTTTTTGACTTCAACACAGATAAAGAAGCAAAGGCTTTTGCTAAAGGCTCTTGGAAAGATGTAAACCCAATCGATGTAGAAGCTGATAAGTTCTACAAAGCTCGTGGTGTTGACTATATGTCTAATAAAAAGACATACGATGAGTACATCAAGGTTAGAGATATGGTTGACTTCTTAGAAGAAGGATATGGAGGAGGTCCTGAGGCAAAAAAATACCCTAACCTTGTGGTTAATGGTAAAATGCGTTCAGATACTGACAAATTAATAGCAAAGTACAAGAAGCAAGAAGAAGCATTGCGAGGTCAAGTTTTTGATTCAGGATTTATTACTGAAGGAAAAGTTGAAAAAGCAAGAGAAGACTTTGACCTTTATTTAGATAAAAAATCAAAAGTAGTAGCACAAGAAGCTGCGAAAATAAATGCAGAAGCAAAGAAAAAGAAAGAAGATATTGATGTGCAATCTTTAAATTCATTTGGAGTTTCTATTGACAAAATATCTACGGTAGTTCCTAAGAACTCTGCTGATTTGGCTTTAAAAAATGAGTTAGTTAAAAACTATGAAGATTTAAAATTAACTCAAAACTACGCTGCAAAAAAATACGAGGATGCTAAGACTTATTTTGATGCCAAGGCAAATAAACAAATACAAGGAGATTTTGAAGACAATTGGTCAGGATTCTCTAACTCTGTAAGCGATGCCTATAAGAATGGAAATGCCGCACAGCAGATATTAGCTTTTGCTTTAGGAATAAAAGATGTAAATAGCAAAACAGATAAAGAAGAGGCTTCTCGAATTATTGTTGATAATCTAACTAATCAATCAGGAAAACAGAGTAGAGTTATGTCTCGTTGGCAACAAGCCTCAGGATTTAGCGAAGGATTCGATGTGTTCTTAGATAATCCATTTGAATTGGCTTTGACTATGGCAGGAACAAGTCTTAGTCAAATATTACCTTATGGGATGAAGATAGTAGCGGGTACTACAGCGGCAGGAGCCGGTACAGGTGCAGCTATTGGAGCAACAGGTTTTCTTGCAGGTCCGACAGGTATAGTATCTACTCCGGGAGGAGCTATTGCGGGAGGTGTTCAAGGTTTTAGAACAGGTATGGCTGCTACAAGTTTAGCTATGGAATATACCAACTCAGTACTTGATGTGATGAGAGAAAGAGGTTATGATGTAAATGACCCTAATCAAGTTGCAGAAGCTCTTAGTGATGACACTGTTTGGGATGAAGGTGGAAAAAGAGGTTTTGAAAGAGGTATTCCAATTGCAATAGTTGATTATTTATCAGCAGGTCTTGCAGGTAAAGTATTTAAACCAACAAGTGTACTTGCAAGTACAACAAGAAAAGTAGGTACTCAGATAGCTGAGCGTGCTGTATTTGACCCTTTAGCAGAAGCTACGGGAGAACTTGCCGCACAAATGAACTCAGGTCAGGAAATTAATTGGAAAGAGATTTCTGCTGAGGCATTAGGAGGTATAGGAAATAACAGTTCCAATATGGCTATTAATACCTACAGAGGGATTAAAAACAACTCAAACATAGAAATAGCAAACAAACTTACTGATGCAAGTTTTGTAGGTACAGAATCTGCTTCTGATTCAAGAATATCATCTTGGGCTAACAATATGCACCAACTTGGTAAAATTGATGCTGATACCAATCAAAGAATACAAGAGAACGTAGGATTGAAAAGAGATGCAAGAGAGGCTTTGTCTGTAGGAGAAAACAAAAACAAAATTAAGCCTGCTGTTTTAGCAAGGACTATGGAGTTGATGTCCGCTAAAGAAGAGCTTACTTCATCAACAAATAGAAGAGAAATCTATTCAGATAAGATAAAAGAAATAAACGAAGAGTTAGCAGTTATTGCAGATACAAAAGAATTAGCACCTGAAGAGTCTTCAGTTGACCTAAGCAAAACTTTAGGAACAACTAAGAAAGGAGTAGCTCAATATATGATTGATGGTGTAAGATATACCAAAGAACAATTTGTTGAGAAGACTGAGGGTATGACCGCAAGAAGACTTTTGCGTTCAGCACTTGGTGTAAAAAATGACGAAGAGACAGGAGCTAAATTGAAAGCTATTATAGAAGAAAAGACAAGTACTCAGTTGTCAGAAAATGAATTAAGTAACCTTTTAAACGAAGAAGAAGATGCCATTCAAGAGCAAACAACAGATGAAAGCGTGCTACGCACAGAACAAACCGGCTTGGGATTGCAAGAAGTGGTCGAAAGAAACGCCCAACCCGAAGGAATTACCGAAGAAACTATCATCAATGCGAAACCGCAAGAAATAACTACTGAGCAAAGAGTAACTCTTGAGGAAGAAGCAAACGCTTTGATGGATAAAGGAGTGGAATCTTTCCGAGAAGAAAGACAAGCTCTTATGGCTGAGGGAAGAACTAAAGAAGAAGTTGATGATATAACAGAGCAAAAATGGTTAGCTACAGAGGATGGTCAAAGATACTCTGAGATTCAAGCTCAATTAGAACAACCTGAAGTAGCTACTACAGAAACAGTAACTGTTGAAGGACCTAAGACTTCTGAAGATTTTATAGCTGCAATAGATGAGAAAGCTACATCAGATGTGAATGGAATTGCAACTCCTATTCAAATTGCTGAAAAAACTTATATCTCTAAAGTAGGAGATACTTATAGTATATCATTCCCTGACAAGAGAGCGAAAGATGGTATTACAAAAAAAGTAAACCTAACTAAAGAACAAGCAATAACTATTTTAAATAGAAAAATTCCTAAAGTGTCTTCAAAGACACAAATAACAACTCAAACACAAGAAAATGGACAAGCAACAACAGAGCAGCAAACAGCCGGACCTGTCGCAGGAAACAGACTCTTCAACAAGCCGCTTTCGGCAGTTAAGACAATTGCGGATAGATATTACAAAAGAGTTTTCGGAACTGAAAGACCAAAATACTCAGGAACAAGAAAAATAGATGAAGCCAAATTAAAAAGGCTGAAGGATGCTTTTCTTGCAATGGAAAATAATCCAAATGACCCTACAGTCAAAGCCGCTTATGCAGCTATGGCTAAAGAAACTATTGAGCAATATCAAGAGCTAATAAACGAGGGATATACATTTGAGTTTAAAGACACAGAGCCTTATGCTAACTCTCAAGAAATGATTGATGACTTGAGAAATAATAAGCGATTAGTTATTCTATCTACGGAAGCCGAGTTTGGTAATGAACCAATTACAGCTCAACAAAGAGAAGAAAACCCTTTACTTAGAGATTCAGGATTTAAAGATGTTAACGGTAAACCATTATTAATAAATGATGTGTTTCGTGCTACTCACGATTTTTATGGACACGCTGAGTTAGGAAATTCTTTTGGACCTAAAGGAGAAGAGAATGCTTGGCAAGTACACGCAAGAATGTACTCTCCACTTGCAAGAAGAGCAATGACAATGGAGACTCGTGCTCAAAATGCATTTGTAAATTTCTCAGGAATAAACGATAAGATAGAAGGTTTAAGAGAGCAGGCAAGAAAATTACGTGAAGAAGGAGATGAAGAAGGTGCTAAAAAAATTGTAGAACAAATCTACAAAGAAGGAATGTTTGGTCCTCAGAGAGTTGGTCTTGTTGCTGAAGAATTTAGTGAATTTGACGAAGAAGATGCAGGAGACATTGGATTACAACCTGAAGGAATAAATATTAGAGAAGCTGCTCAAGAGGTAAATGAAATTGACAGCCTACTTGATTTAGATACCACTGATAAAACAAATCTTCAAAAGGTATCTGAGTTCTTGGATAGATTAGATACTGCATTAGACTTAGACCCTAATGAGCTTAACGATGTAACAAGAGTTATGGCTATAGCTACAGCTAAGGTCATAGTTAAGACATTAAAGGCTTTAGTGAACGCAGGTATCACTCTTCAGAATGCTATACAGCAAGTATCTGAAATCCAAGATGTAACTCCTGAACAAATAAACGAGGCATTGACTCTTGTGGCTCAAGCTACTCAAAACGTAAGTGAAGGTATTTCTGAGTTTGATATTCCGGGATTCAACAGAATGTTGGAAGAAGTTAAGGGTATTGTAGCAAAATCTAAAAAACGAGGCGTTAGTGATGAGAAAACCTATGATAATGTTATGGGTTATGTTATGGGGTCAAAAGTTTATGAAGATGCCACAGATGTACAGAGAGAGGCTATAGTGCGTAAGATTCGTAAAGACTTTGGTCTTAAAGAGAAAAGAGCTCCATCAGTAGCAAGACTTCTTGGAACATTGAAAGACATTAGAAAAATAGTAATGACCGAAAGAGTTGCACGTAACAAGCAACTTAAAGACCAAGACAGGGGTGGTAGATATGCTGTAAAAGCTATTAAAGAAGCTACTCAAGCCTTAATAAAAGAAGTAAAAGAATTAAGAAAGTCAGGCAAAATAAACAAGATTCAAGAGCAAGCTATTTTAAATAGATTAGGAAATACAAATGTACTTAGTGAAAAATCTACAAGAAGATTTATTGAGTATGTAACTAAGGTCTATGATAATGCTGACTATGCTCAAAAATTAACTGATGCTCAAAAATTAAGAAAGAAAATCAGAAGTTTATCTCGTGATAAAACAAAAGATGCTAACCTACGTGATTTAGCTTCTAAATTCGGAAAATTAGACCCATCAATCGTAAAAAGTATTGAAGTCTATAATGATATGGCAGCTAAGATAAAAGAGGCTGTAGATGGCTCTAAAATAAGCGGTCAAAAAGTAAGGTTTGCAAATACAGTAAACATTCAAGATGCCACTGAATATATTAATGTAGAAGAGAAATCTCAAGCAGATATAGTTCGAGCTGAAAGAATTGCTGATTTGCAAGAGTTGATGGGTGTAGATGCTTCTACATTTACTGAAGCTGAAATGATGGCTCTGTTGGAGGAGGATAAACCAATGACAGATAAAAACGAAGGTATAGTAAGAGACACTATTAATACCGCTTTTGAAATTTATTCTGCAATGATACAAAACAGTATAGACAGCGGAATAGATGCGTTTACAGGAGAAGATGTTGAATACACTAAGAGAGAAAAGGAAATCATCTCTAAGTTTATGGCTATGGACCCAAACAAGATGAGGACTCAAAATGCTCTTGCAGCAGTTGATGCACTTGCTAATTTTATAGAGAACAAATCAACAGCTTCTATGGATGCTGTTACATCTATATACGAAGGAGACCAAAACGCTAAGATTGTTTTAAGAAAAGGAATAAAAGCTATTCAGCTTAAAAAATATTTCTCTAAGCAACTTGGTAGAACTTTCGCAGAACAAACTACCAACTTAAATATTGTTTTTGAAAAAATGTTCAAAGGATTTAATCGTGGTGGTGTAGTTCAGGACTTAATGGGCTTAACAAAATTGATTAATAAAAAAGCATACGCACAAACGCAATCTAATAATATCATAAACGACTACGTTAAACAGTTTTATAATAAAGATGTAAGACCAAACGGGCAGAAGTTCAATACAGCAGAGAATAATACCGAAAGAGGTATGGCTGCGTTTATGCTTAGAAATGTGATTGGAACTGAGCAAGAAATGCAAATCGAGTTCGGAAGAAGAAAGGGATTAATAGAGCAGTCTATCGCAGCTTTAAGAAAAGGAAACGAACAAGAGCAAAAGAAAGCAGAGCTATACCAAAAGGTGTATGATAAGGTAATTGGTAATTCAGCGGATATTCAAGACATAAAAGACAATACTGATGCTATAAACTTAGAAGCTATTGATTTTTGGCATAAGCAATGGGATAACCAATTCGATAGATTATCAGATGTAGCTCTTAATGTTTATAATAAAACTTTAGACAGAGACTTAAACTACTCTCCTGATAAGTATGTTAGAATGGAAAGTGCTCCTCAAGATGTTGACTTAACCAATAGTGATTCAGCTTTTATAAATAATACAAACGGTGTATTATACAACAAAAAAACAGGAGTATTAGAAGATACGACAGGCACAAAAAATCTTCCAATGAATGCGAAGAAAGATGTGTTGAGCTATATTGATTTATCTTTTGATAGAAACAACTCTAACTCTATGTATGATGCACTTGTGGATATTGAAACCGCAGCCCCAATTAGACAGGTTCAAGCGTTTTTAAATTCTGATAGCTTTAGTAAAATAGTTCCAAATCCTGAGGATGCAAAACTACTTACGAATAGAGTTCAATTGTATGTTGCTAACACAAGAAACAAAAATCCTTATTCAAACGATGAGCTTTCTAAGGCAGTTAGAAGATTAAATAAAATAGCAACCCTTGGTGTTGGACAAGCATTAGGAGGACCAACTCAGATATTGAAACAGTTTGTTCCGGTAGCTATGAACACTTGGGTAAATGCGGGAACTTTTAGTTTAACAGCATCTTATAACTCTGATTTTAACAATTGGATTTCTCAATCAGGATATGCCATCGCTAACAGAGGTATTGAGTCTCAAGCAGAAGTTGAATCAATCAATAAACTAATTGAAGAAGCAGCAAACTCTAATGCAAAAAAAGCAATGGAGCTTATTGAAGAGGCAAATAGAAAATGGTTAAAAACATTCTTAGTTAGACCCGATGTTGCTGTAGCGAGAGCTTCCTTTAAGGCTTACTATGAGAAGTCATTAAAACAACAAGGTAAAGATTATAAGAATATTGATTACTCAAATCATCCAATAAATGAAACAGCAGCAAACTATGCTCAAAGAATGGTGGATAGACAGCAAAACGTATCTGACAGTGATTTAGCAGGAAGTTTGTTTTCTTCTAAAGAAACAGGAAAGCAAGTGCTTACTAAAGTATTTATGGCTTTTGCAAGTTTCAGAATGAATCAAGCATCAAGATTAGGTGCTGACCTTTCAACATTAGGGTATTGGGGCGTTTCAACAAAAGAAGATAAAATTGTTGCTGCAAGGTCTTTAGCGGGATATGCAGCGGAGATGGCTACTTTTAGAATGATGTCAGCAGGAATTACTATACTAACGGGTTATGCCGCTGCATCTATGATGGGTAAAGGAGAGACTGATGACGAAGAAGATAAAAGAATTGATGGTGTATTAAAAGGTCAAGCTACATCTGTAGTTACGGATATTTTATCTCCACTACCTATTCTTGACAAACTTGTTCAGACCGGAGCTGCAAATTTCTTAGCAGGAGTTCAAGATGCTTTAGATATGGATGAAGAAGATAGATTAGCTTTGTACTCAGCCAAACCTGAGGAGTTTATAAAATTCCTTGGTATGTATGGTATAGCTCCTGATAGAGCTATGCAGTTCTTTGGAATGATAAAATTATGGGCTACAGGAAAATACAAAGATGATTTCAATAAAGAACACGAAATATCTGAAAAAGACAGAAAAGCATTAGGTGTTTTATTAGGTCCTGCTTTCTTAACGAATATTGGGATATTACCTCCTGAAGTAGCAGGTGCTATCAGAGGCTCTATAAAAATGGCTAAGAAGAAACAAACATCAAGAGATGAAAAATTAGCCAAGGAAGATAGAGAGTTAGGTAAAGAGCTTCTTCAAGGATATGAGAATAGAGAAGATATGAAACGATACGACCCTAAGTTATACGAAGAGACTTTTGGAGAGGGCTCAGATTGGTACGAAAATCATCTTGACCAAAAAGAAGCTAAGGCTTTAGAAAAAGCTCAAGAAAGAGATGCTAAGGATGACATAAATAATTACGTTCCAAAAGACAAGAAAGGATTTGGCTCAAAAGAGTTTGGAGGCAAAGAATTTGGAGGAAGTAAATCATCGAAGGGTAGTTTTGGAAGTAAAAAGTTTGGTCAATAATTAAACAAACCTAACATACTTTAGAGCTTTTTGTTTCTCATAATAAACCATAAGTTCAGCATCATTGAAGGAGTTATCACGTGGGGCACGACCACCCCACTTGATTTCTCCTTTTAATTTATCAACTTTACCATAGATTATACCATCTTCGCAAGCCCATATTACTACGGGAGTCAATCTTTTATCTGTCAACTTTACAATCTTTCTCGCTGCTACCGGTAAAGGATATGCATTATGCATAGTTCTTATTCTACCTTTAACCTCAACGTAAGCGATTAGTTTTCCATCTTTATCAAACACTTTGTAATCTATATCGTGTGGGTCAAGTTTTTGGAACGAACCCTTGAACGTATTTACAAATGTAGTTATTGCCTTGTGTTCTCTTTTTAAATCTTGTTCTGTTTCAAAAGTCATCTTCTTCTGTTGATTTTAGTATGCATCTTAATTCCATAATTAGAAACTGTGCTTCTTTTCTAACTAATTTAAAATCACGGTCAACCAAGCCTTCATAGATACTATCTAATAGCGAATGGTATTCATTAATCCTATACGCAATTCGGGAAGCTCTCTCGTCTTCGCTATCTTTCTCTTGGTCCATACATTACTCTTATGTGTTAAACAATGGTAGTATATGATGTTTGCATTCGTGAGAATTTGGCAAATGACCTGTTCTTTTTTCATAGTCTTCAATATAATCAAAAAACTCATCTAAAAGTTTTTCTTTAATTGCTACAGCTTCTTGAAGTTCATTTGTTAATCTCACTACGGTAACATATATATCTACATCTTTTTTTACTTGGTCTGAAATAGACTTCTTTTTTTTAACAAACACATTTTTACAAGCAACATATTTATCTCTTAATCCTTTGTCGTAAGACAATAAATATTCTATGTTTTTTACATAGTGAATTATAGTAGCGTGGTCTTTGCTTATTGTTTCTCCTATCAACTCATAGTTATATCCGCTATCTCTTAGAATTTTAGAGTAAACTTTACGAGCATCAACTACTCCTCTTTTGCTGTTTTTAATATCTATGTCAACTAAAAAAACATCGTTAACTATTTTCTTGAGTTCGTCTATTTCTTCTTGTTTTGATTGCATTTAATTTAATTTTATAATGGTTTATAGACCTCTGCTTTTACTCCGTGTTCAGTAAGTTCTTTTAATCTCCACTCCTGTAGGGGAGATGTTTTCCCATTTGGGGCTTTAACCTCATAGAACTCAACATCTGAATTAGGAGGAATAGCTATAAGGTCAGGAATACCGTTCTTGTTGGTCTTAATCAACTTGATAACGTAATATCCCTGAGCCTCGAGCTCCTTAATCTTTTTCGATTGTACTTGGCTCTCTTTCATCTATGTTTATGGTTTTTTTCAATTCATTCATTGTGAAATTGATTCGATTGCACTCTTGTATAAAGGCTATCAACGCCTCAAGGTCTTCCTTTCTAAAAGAAAAACGATTTGCGAGGAACCACGTGTAGGGAGAACAACTATCATCAAGGTCAATCTCATACAATTGAAACGCTAATTGCTTTTGAGGAAGCACAGTCATACTGAATAGAATAGTATATTCAGTACCTTTTTCTATCCATTTGTCTTGCGGTATTTGATTTGGCTTGTTGCTATCGTCAACACATAAACACTTTATCATTTCTTAGTTGATTTACCGTTATGACCATTTCTACCCCTATTGGATTTCATATTCTCAGTTACCATACTTCCGGCTTTGGTATGACTCATATCTAAGTTGTCTCCATTGCCATAAGTTCCGGCATCACGATTAGCTTTGTTTAACTTTTCTCGGTAGTTAACTCTTTTTGGAGAAGATTGATACTTGGTATCGTAAGCTAATTTTTTTCTCTTTCTTTCTTCTGACATATTTAATTTGTCATAAGATGGATGGTCTCCTGCCATCTTGTTTCTTTTACTTGCCATATCTTTAGTTATCTCCTTCGTATGCTTTAGCACACTCTCTGTTACAAAATTCTTTTTCTGAGTCCTCTCCGCAGTATCTGCAAGTACACTCTTTTTCTTCAGGTGGATAATCCCAATTCATAATTGTTTTAGTTTAAAATTAATAATAAGCAACCATATAAGGCAGCAAAAACTGCTACCCAAAAAAATTTGTCAATAATTTTATTTATCATATTTTACTGAATTTATCAATGATTAAAAGATAATCTTTGTACTCAACTATTTGCTCAGGATTTAGACCTTCTAACTCCCCAATTTGTTGAAAATTTTTAAGTAACTCATCAATAGTATAGTGTTTACAACCTATAGACATATTTCTATTTCCCGTGTATGTAACAGCTGATGCCGGACCTAATGACCCAACGATATAAATGTTGTTTTGAAGTTTTACTTTTTCTTTTACAGACGAGTAGTCTCCTATGGTAGAGCCATTACATACAAACGCTTGGTCTCTAATAGACACTCCGTAACTAATAGACACATCATTTCCAATAACTACGCTATTGCCTATTGAAGCGTTATTTCTTGTAAATGTATTTGACCCGATTACGGTAGAATTTCCAACGATAGAGTTGTTGCCAATTGTACATCTGTTTTTGATTTGAGCATTGGACATTACGTTTACATAGTTCCCAATAAAAGAACGATAACCTATTGATGCATCTGTAGATACAAGACAATGATTACCTATTGATGAGCGGTTACTTACTTTTGCATTTGTCTGTAATACCGTGTGGTTTCCGATACCACAATAGTCTCCAATTGCAACATTCTTTCCAATAGAAATATTATTTCCTAAAAATGTTCCTTCTCCAATTGTAGAACCTTCTCCAATAGAGATACTTCTTTTTTCAAGTTCCTCTTTTAAGTCTTCAATCTTATTGTATCGAAACTCTTTCTTGTCTAAATATATTTTTTTCATAAGTAAAAATCTTTTTTAAAGTGTGCTAATGTATAGTCTTTCTTTTTTGTTACTGCTTTATAAATCTGCTCTTCAATCCCTCCCTTGGAGAAAATCCAAAACACTTCGTTCTTTGGTCTGTCCTTGGTAGTCATTCTATCCTTAGATTGCCAATAGCTCGTAGCACTAAAATCAATATTGTAATACACGAGGTACTCTGCTTTCTTTAGCGATATTCCCTCACGCCCTGATACAATCTGCAATGCTATGTTTTTATAAGTGTCTTCAAAGACACTAAGCTCTGTAGTAAGCTCATCTCCGAATACCTGCTTCAAAGCCTCAAGCTCTTCTTTAAACTTATAGAAGATTCCAATTTGACATCCCATCCATTGAGACTTAATAAACTCTGCTTTGGTGGTATCTATTACCATAGACTTCCCGCTTTCAAACTTCACAGTTCCTGAGTATAGCTGATGCATCTTACTCATTAGTTTTACGGGAGTGTCTCCTAAGATAACTTCTTCCTTTCCTTGAACAATTAAATCTCTACTCAACTTCTTAATCAACTTATAGGTTGATTCTTTTAGCTCAACTTCAAATACCTCTTCAATAGTTTCGGCTATAAAACCTGCTTCTGCTTGAGTATAGTTTATCATAAAAGGTTCCATTTCCTCAAGTATGGTGTACATACCATTGGAATAGTCATTCATCACTAAGCCATTTATCATTTTAGTCTTAACAACTACAAATTTACTACAAAATTTATAAAAAGTTTTGAACTCTTTAAATGGATTATTTGGTATTCCATAAACCTGATGATACATCTGAGAGTATGACTCAGGAGTTGGGGTTCCTGATAGCAATATAACATTAGCTTTTGTCAAGTTTATGAGGTCTTTTACCTGAACTGCTCTCTTGCTCGGCTTGGCAAATGCACCCATCGAGTGAGCCTCATCACAAACAATTAAATCCCAATCGGTATCTTCTATCTTATGTAAACTCTCGTAATTGGTAACTGTTAAATGATAAGGAGGATTAAGTAGCTCGTAATCCTTCTGAATACTGCCTATCGCTTTCTTTTTTGTTAAAAACAAAACATTGCTGCTGCAAATCTTTTCTGCTATTCCAAGGCTTGTTAATGTCTTACCTGTACGAACTTCCATAGCAAGGTAAACAAATCCACTTTTAGTTAGTATCTCTGTGCCTTTTCTGATAATGTCGAACTGATAATCTCTAAATTTAATTTGATTATTTCTTTCCATATCTTTTAGGTGTAATTGTTTATAGTACTCACAGCTATTAGCTATTCGTTCTCTAACCTCTTTAGGTGTGTCGTGCTTGAAGTTCTGAACAACTCTAACATTTTTACCTCTTCCAATCTTAGACTCTACAGTTTGAAATACAACGCCTCTTAATAACTCGCACTGCTTCCACATTTCGTAGTTATTGAATCCTGAATTTCTTTCGAGTATATCTACCATAAACGAACTGCAATAATTGCTGTAGCAACAAGTATTATTACGCATACCCAAGCGATTATTTCTACTACTATTCTTTCTTGTTTTGGTGTCATATTAATTTAATTGAATTTGTGTATCGTTATCTGCTCTCTTCTTGATGATTATCCATCTACCGATATGGTCTCTGTCTTCCTCAGGCATAATACCCTCTTTGTAAATAGCGTAAGCTACTAACCATTTGTAGAATTTAGTTCGGCTGATACTCATTCTACCTCTCGCACCATAGTCAGGGTATTCATCAACAAAATTGCTGTACAGCTCGTTTTTGTAAAGCCTTACGTTTGTAGGTAGCACATTGCTTCTATCGTTGTTATCAACCAATCCGCACCACTCGATAAATTCGTGGCAACTCTCTGCTGATAACTGACGAATCTTTAAGTTCACAAACTTAGATTTAACCAATCCATTTGCAAGGTAGAATCTCAAGCATCCAATCATATAGTTATCAAACTCGCACCACTCATCATCGTTCCAATCCCCGAACATCATCTTACCAAAATCATCTCTCGGTGTGAAGTTCATATTGTAGTACTGATGTAGTTCAAGTTCCCACTTTCTACGAGCAAATGAATTACCTGCTCCCTTGATAGCATAGTTGGTTGTTATTGTAACCTTAGGAGACTTGCTGAAAGGAATCTTGATAGCATCTTTGTTCTTCTTCTCCAATGTCAAACCCTCTGTAATCACGCTGAATAGTCTCTCGAAATCAAAATGTTTCTTAACATCATCAAAGCAAAGTATCTGAGTATCTGCTGATACTAACTGATAAGGGAATGACTTTTCAAAGTTGAAAGATTTACCATCAATCACTACGAGTTTCTTCATATTGCTAAGGGCATTCATAACTAATCCCTTTCCGGTTCCTCCCTCAGGATTATCGCTGATAACCTCATCATTTAGAATCACTGCCGGACAAAATGATAAGTTCTTATATCCGTGTTGAAGGAATCCGAGAGTACTCTCCATAGTCTTAATTCTATTCTCATCTCCTCCGTTGATATTGCCAATAAACTTTCTGAAATCACAGTCTCCCGTAACCTCACAAATATTAAAGTTTCTATCAATCACGTGGTCTTTCCAAACGTAACCTCCCAAATCAACATAGTCAATGGTAAGGATGCTGTCTTTCATAATCTTAACAGCACAATTTTTATAATACAAGTACGCTGAATCCTTGGTGTCTGCTATAAAGTATATCTCAATGGTTGAAATCATTGAAAGGAAATCATCTCTAAAGAATCTCGTATTGTCTGCGAAGTAATTGTAAACGCTGTAATCATCTAACTCTAATAAGTGAGCAAGTACAAAGTCTTTAATTTCTTTCTCAGAAGTATGGTCTATTAGGTTGTTAGTAACCTTTACAAACACATAGTTCCTGCTCCCCTCAGGACAGAATTTATAGAATCCTGAATCCTCTAAGAAAGTTTTGAATAAGATATGTTCAATCTTGATGACCCCTTTATCGTTCTTAGTCCAAAATGTCATCTTAGAATTTTCATCTTCGACTTTATTTAAGACTGCTTCGATAGTGTCGCTATCCAAATTGGAATCTTGTAGTTGGTAGCGAATCTCTTTTTTTGATACGCCTCTTCTTAGCTTTGCACGAATCTGATTAATACGCTCTTCGTCTTCGTAATACTTGGTTCCGAAGTTTGCTGTATGTCTGTAGGCTGAATCAATCGTTGTTGCTATCTCACTTATTGAGAAGTCAGAAGTAGCAAACTGATTTAAGATATAACCCGCAAGACTTTTGTTTACTCCAAAGTCATTGAATGCCATAGCAAGTATGTATGCGTTGTGGTTTCTTTGACCCTCTTGCATTGGGTATTTCTTCTCCCACCACTTAACGAGTATCTCTACAATCTTATTCTCATCTGAAATTGGAATAGTAGCTTGGTCTCGTACTCTATTTATTTCGGTGTACTCAGGCTCTTCAATCAAATCCCAAATCGATGAGTTCTCATTAACGTGAATTAAGGGGTCGTAAGACTCATAACAAACTCGACTGATGTTCTTACTCGTTTTATCGAAATAAGGGCTGTTAAAGTGCTTTTCTAAGCTATTGAAGTAGTTTGTATGGTTGTCCTCATCTGCGGGAATCTTAACCAATACTTTTAATCCATTTCCTGATGGGGAAATAAAGACTGAGAATACATATTTGTTTTTTGATATAGTCTCTTTGTCTTGTAATAATTCTTTTTGTTTTTGGTAGCCATCAAAGTCTAAACAAATAAGCCCTGAGTGTTTGTCGAGTGCTGAATCTAATCTCTTCTTGAAAGTACCGCTGAAACAAATAGCGGGAAGTAGTTTCTTAATCTCGTTTCTCTCTGCTTTATTCTTTTCTTGTCTGATACGCTTTACAATGTCTTTGGTAGCTCCTGCTCCATCCTTAATTCTCTCAAGGATAACGTGTACATCCCGAAAGAAAGGAGTGTCCGTATCACGTATGTTTTGAAATATTGTTACGTTATGTGTCATTATCTGTCGTTTTTATGTCGTTTTAATGTCGTTTTTAAATATCTAACTAATTGATAATCAATACTACTGTCTTTTATGTCAATTTTTTTACTAAAATACTAAAATAAAAAATAATAATAATATAGATTTTACATAGAGTAGTAATAGAAGTGTTGAAAATGGTGTTTCCGACACGCCTTAAAGGTAAAAAAAGGGGGAATGAATCCCCCATTTTACATAGGCTTGGCTTCTTAGAATGGAAGGTCATCATCCTCTTCTTCTTGAGCTTCGTTGAATTGGTTTGCCATATCTCCGTTCATCTGCGGAACTGATGGAGGTGGCTTAGCTTTAGCTTCGTACTTGTCAACTGCACTTTCTTTAGGAGAACTATCATTCTTTGCCTCAAACGTATCAAGGTCAATGTAGTAGTTTCCACTTCGGGCTGTCTTAACCCCAAGGTTAACCCAACCATTCTTTTGGTGTTGCTTCATAAAGGCAATAGCCTCTTCAACTTTAATACTAATTCTCCCTACCACGAAGTCAGGGGCTTTTTCGTTTCTTTTGAATAAGAAACCATCTGCGAAAATCTTTTCTTGGTCTGCCATTGTAAATGATTTTTTAATTGTGCCTCAGTCTATTTGAACTAAGCATAACCCCCTGAGGCTGAGGTTACTGCTTAGTTTACTCTTGTGTCTTTGAAGACACTGTAGCTCCTGCTCCTTTTAATTTATTTATTCTATCCAATACTAAGTCAGGGATTTCATCATAAATTATCAAGTCAACTACTTGTATTAAAATAATACCTTTTTTTAAAACATTAGCATCGTATTCAATCCATATATGCTTTAAGTTCTCATCATTGACTAATAAATCTTCGTATATCATCCCACCAACTTTATTTGAACCTTCCTTTAAAGATTTCATATCGGGGTTTTCTACCAAAACTTGCTTCTCTATTGCTTTATGAATGAAGTCGTAAAAATCCTCATCAAAATATTCTAAAGGATTCTTTCTATCTATAACTACGTGCATATCTCTTAGTATAAAAATTCGTCAATGAAATAGTTATCGATGTCGTCTGATGGATTCTCAGAGAAGTATCTCTGATACATATCAATTGCTCTTGCAACCTTGTGTGCTCCACCATCCACGAACTCTTGAGTAGGTTTGAATACCGCAAGGATTCCGGTAACTTTATCTATTACATAGAATACTAAAGGCTTACCGAATAAGATTTGGTATATGTAACACTGAGAGTCATAGTTGTACTTCTTAGCGTTCCACTTGAACTTTTGGATGTCGCTTGTGGTCTTCAAGTCTATAACACAATCTGCTGTTACAATATCTGCTTTACCTTTCCACATCATACCTTGTATCTCTCCTACAGCGGGAACCTCAAACTGATTTCCATCTTTGTAGATTTCCTCGAAGAAGAAGATGTTGCTATTGATAATCTTAACAAGGTTCTTAACCTCATCGATTTCTTTTTTAAGCAAACAGAACGGTAGCTTATGCTCCTCACAGAATGCTTTGTACTCCTTCGTAGTACGTGTGCTCACATCTACAAATTTTACATCCTTCACTTTCTCAGGCTCAAGGATTGACTGATGGAAGTATCTTCCCTCTGCAAATGCCTTGTTATCCTCACGCTGTTTTCCAAACTCTTTTGGATTCTCCAACAACGTACCGATGTCTGAATTTGATAGATAATTTTTACCTATGCCCGAGTAGTACTGATTATCATCTTTTAATAACTCAAGTACTTGATTGTTTACTGATGCCATATTATTGTGTTATTATTTTAGCGATTTCTTTTTTAAGTGTCGGACTGATTTTGTACTTGCGGTTCAATTGCTTTCCAATTTTCTCCATTCCCAACTCCTTGTTTGCTGTAACGTAAGCAACTACTTTATCCCAATTCTCTGAGCCTTTTTTAAGGTCAGGAAGTTCGGCAGTCTCTTCTTTTTTAAGATTGATTGCTGATGGGGGTGGTGTAGGTGCTGTCTCGGTCTTAGTCTCAGGCAAGTCTTCTCCCGCATAGATATAAATACCCATACCGAACATAGCAAGGTTCTTAACCAAGCATCGCATAATAGTTTTGTTAATGTCGAATGAAGTGGCTGCTTCAACAGTCTTCTCTCCGTACTTAGTGGTGTACTTGTAGGATGTTTTAAGCATCGATTTGTTTGCTCCATCCATTACGGGAAGCCACATCTCTAATGTCTCTCCCTCGATTGTTACCTCAGTGTGGCACATAAACCCAAGGACTTCATCGTAGTCTGTTTGCCCGATTTTATAGGTTGCATCGGGGCAAGCCTTTTTAGTTTCACTCCAAGCCCAAGCCCAAGATAGGTAGGTCAAGTTACTTTTCTTTTCAACGTGAGCGTTCACATTGATAGCTGACAATTTCTCGAATGTCGATTTTTTTGATTCCATTTGATTAAATTAAAATTGATTATATAAAAACTGCTTTGTCGATGTCTTTGATTATCGTCTGATAATCTCTGTCTTCGTTTACTTTATTTTGAATGCTGTTGATTCCGTGAATGACTGATGAGTGTTGGATTTTATATCCGTTATCTGCCATATACTTTTGAATGTACGAAATTTGGATTGGTCTCTTCGAGCATAGGTAATAGATTAGGTGTCGAGCATCTACAAATTCCCTCTTCTTTGACTTAGAAAATAAGTCTTTCTTTTTTATATTGTACAGCTCTGACACTCGGTCAACATACTGATTGAAAACATCTGATTTCATTTTATTAGATTTTTAATAGATTAAAAAACAAAGATAATAAATATGTTTATATCTTGTTCATTTTTTTTAACTTTTTTTATTAACAATTATCGCAAAATAATTTCTCTGCAATTTCTTGCCACATTTCATCTTCTATCTCATCAAGGACTTTTCCCTTGATTGCTGAGGTATATCTGAATGTTCCTGAACTCATTACCTGAATGTAACTTTTACCAAAGTACTCGATAACCTCAGAGCAAGTAGTAAGTAGCTCTGCTGTAGGATTCTCTAAAAGAAAATCTGCTTTAGGTATAAATTTACCCGATAGTCTCCACTCACTAAGCGTAAGTGTTTTTCTGATTAATACTTTTGAAAGTTGTGTCAGTAATACTTGATTTGGTTTTTCTTTTTCCATCTCAATGTCGTAATGTTTTTGGATTGTTACCATTTTTTCTATTGTTAATATGATTAATACTCGTACAAAGATAGTACATTTTTTACTTATAAACTACAAGGTCTGTGTATTTAACATAGATAAATCCCTCGTGGGTTATTTTGTCTGCTTTATCCCAACTCTCTTTGGTTATAATATGCCCCTCGGGGAAGTTAGGGTTCGATTCCAACTCTGATTTTAGCTTCTCTAAATAAAGTGTAGCATCCATCAACTCTTCTTGTAGGTGTTTCATCCACTCAATAAGGGTTAGGTCGTTTTTTTCTAATGTCGTTCCGTATTTTTCTTGCCCTATTTCAGAACGGTTATTGTACGATTCGATTACTTTCTGTACGATTGGGTCTTGTTTTTCCCTTTTCGCTTCTTCATTAGCTTCATAGCTAAGGTTGTCAAATGTTGCCATCTTTTGATTTTTTAAATTGTTCAACTGCTTCTTTTATCTCGTGATAATTTGCATTCATTCTGCCGGAATTTATCCTCAACAGAACCACTCTCGGGATTGCTATTAAATTGTCCAAATGGTCATTGTCTTTGTCTCCATCTAAATGGTAGATTATCCACCCCTTAGGAACTTCTCCGTTAGCATCCTCATACATTTTTTTGGGTCTTCTGATTCGTTTGTTTATCCCATCGTAAAGATACGCACAATCTTTTTTATTTAACTGCTCGCCACCTTTCCAACTATAATGGTCTGAACCTACCATCTCGCCTTTCTTGAACTCGGTGGCGGGGCTAAGGTGTATGCCCTTAACTCCCGCATTCCAAGGTTTTTGTCCTTTCTTAAAGCACCCGCTGTTCATTATCCAAACACGACCTCCCCCATCGCCATCCACTGAAAAACTACATCACTGCTGTCTGCATCGCCTTCGCCTCTGATTTCCCTTTCCAATGCCCACTTTGAACTATCATCCTCCGATAGCTTTTGTATGCGTTCCTGAATAGTTTTCTTGCTTATGTAACCAAGCACCTCATTCTCATCTTCTGCATCGTTGATAGGTACTTCAACATTGTGGTCGAGTATCGCCTTGAGTATCGCTGTACTCAAGTAAGGGTCTTCGTTCTTAGGCACTGCTTTCCTGATTAGCTTTACTGCTCCATCTGATAAGTAATACCAATAATTACTACCGCCCTCAAGGGCTGTAACGCAAACATTCTCAAGCACCTCTCTCGGTACTATGGTCTCAATTTTGATTTCCATCTTCTTCAAATCTAAGTTTTACAAATTCTAATAAGTTATCCATCGTTTCAAAAACGAATGGTACGGGTCTTGCTGTTCCTTGACTAAAGTCATCATTTATGTAAACTAAAAACCCATTTTGTACGGGCTGAATAGTTAGTCTGTTTGTAAATGGTTTAAGTTGTGTGCACATTAGTCTCTACGTTTTAAGTTAATACTCTCTGCTTTGTAACTGATAGCCTCCCAAATTTGTTGGTAGGTAGCATCGTTGGTTAACGCACTATTCAATACTCTTTGAGCCTCCTCTTCGGTACAATCATAGTTTAGCGTTACATCGCAAGTCTGCCAAAGGTTGTCCACGAAGTAGCCCTCGCTTCTTAATAATTCTTTTGCTTGTGCGATTTCGATAGCTCTCATCGTTTCTTTCGATGGGCTTAGGTCAACGAAGTCGTGAACCTCGATGTCATTGATTTTTTTTGTGTCCATAAATTTGATTAAATTAAAAATTAAAATTCCTATCATACAACCTATATAAACTACTATTGCAAGTGGTATGCAAAAAAAGAAAACATAAATAAACTCTTTGATTTTTTTCATAGCTTAGGTTTTAAAAATAAGCTCGTCTTTCCGAGCTGTCAGTCTTATTGCAATTTCAGTTTTATGAGTGTATCGGAGGACAAAAATAAAAAAACTCTGATACAAGGTGGCAACCAAATTAACCATTAGCATTGCAACTGCCTACATTACCGACAAGTAAGGATTTCCGAGTGCCACCCTATTAAATCGTGATAAGTTCAAACTCCGAGTACAAGTCAATTTTCTTTCTCGGGTAACGCTTTTTGAGTGCATCTAAAAGCATCTCATTGTCATAGTCTTCGTAGCCATCTCGCTCTGCATTTACGATTGGCATTACTACCTCTACAATATCTTGTTCGGTAAGGTCTGTAAGGAGGTAAAAGTCTTCCTCGCTGTACGCTGTGGTGTTAACTCTAAATACTTGCATAGCTTATTCGTTTAAAAAGTCTCTTAAATCTTCTCTTAGTCTGTCCTTCATTCTTTCAAACATCATTTGCTCCATCTTATTCTCTACGGACTTAGTGGCAAGGAATAAAATTTCCTCGTAGTCAAGTGTTTTGTGAATCAACTCCGACAAATGACTCGCTCTACTCAAACTATCATCATCGCTGTACCACTTGATAACATCAAAAACTCTTTCACTAACTTCTTTCCCATTGTGTTCACAACCAATCGCTTTAAGGGAATCGTCTTCGTTGTGGTCAAATTTTAAATAGATTTTCATAATCTTTAGATTTTAGTTTCCGTTTCATCCTTTTGGAATCGTCAGTCGAGACAACTATCTCGATACGGAGAGAGTGTCTTTGAAGACACTCCCTAAGGTACTAAAACTTTCTCAATACATCTGCCTCTGAGTGCCACGTGTTACAGCTACTGCAATGGTAATTATTGAACCCATCAAACACTAAGTCATTGTAGCAAGCAACACACATAGGTGTCTCATTCTGCACATCAAACTCGGGTGTATCATCCACATCGGAGAACCAATCCTGAAACATTTTTTTCTGAGGCTGTGCCTTAGCGGGTATGGTATCATATCTTTTTGGGTATGAACTTTTAACATAGCGGTATGGACTTGTTCCGTAATTACCAAAGGTCTGAAATTTTGGCTTAGCCTGAACGTAGGACTTGTGAAACACTTTGTTATCTGCAACTTCCTTGAGGTTAAAGTAAATCCAACAAAGGACTTGCTTTCCCTTGATTGTGATATTGATTTGCTTTCTGCAATACCATCTCGGATGCCCCTCTAATTGGTCTAAACTCTTTATCTTTGAATCCGTAACTCTAAACACATCTACATCCACATTGTGCCCTAAACCTTTATCTTCGATGAGGTAAGGCAATCCGCTAACTACAAGCGGGTATTTGTCTGTGGTCGTTCCACTGCCTACAAAGTTAGTTCCTGATAGGTAGTGCCAATAGTTTGAGTAACCTTTCTTTAGTGTACCATACACTGCAACATAGTTATCTTCAAGTACATTCTCCTTGCTGTACCAAACGCCATCTTTCTGAATCCAATCCTCTCGGTTGTATATCTGAAACGATTTGTTTTGCACGTTAATCGTAGTGAATCGGCAATCGTATTGAGCCAACTCTGACTTCCATTGTGGTCGAGGTATGCCTCCAAGTTTGTCGGCTAATACCTTTGAATCGCTTTGCTTCATATTGCCAAGCCCCTTGATTGTACCATTCATCATTAGGTACTCGTTTTTGTTATTGCCACACTGAAATGGGTGGGTGTTTTGTCTGCCTATAGCCCCAACAGTAGCGTATCTAAAATGAGCAATAAATGGGCGGTCTGTGTCAAGCAATTTGTATTCTGCTGACTTGTGGTAAGTAACATCAAAAGTATCGAGCCACACAATCCCCAATCCGTGAGGGTTAATCCTTGCGGATGTTTTTGCAATTTCCTGAGACACTTGATAACCTTTTTGTTTGATAATGATAACACACATAATTTGATTTGATTTGCGGATAGTGTCTTTGAAGACACAGAATCCTGATTAATAAACTAATATTCGACAAAGGTACGACAAGTAATCGACACTGCCAAATTTATTTTGAATTATTTTTTAGTACTGAATTTTTTTCTTTCGAGGGTCGGGTGTTTCTCTATGTACAAATAGAAAACTTTGTCTATTGCCTCGAACCCGCTGTGGGCTGTTACGTTCTGAACGTACACTCCATCGTAATACACGCTGAATGATTTAGTTGCTTCCATCTGATGCACAAATAAGGGCGTAAACTTCGTCTAATGTTTCTTTGCAAGTCATTCCATCCACCATAGCCTTTTTGTAGGTTATGTATGTGCCTCCGTGCTCGCTTTCTTTTGCTGTAATCATTTCATTCGTGTTGAATAAAATAGTGTACTCTCTGTCTAATTTTTGGTTATCAATTCCCGTTTTTGTCGGGTTAATCGTTTTCCAATCTTGCTTTGTGATTTTGATAATGCTCATTTTTATTTGATTTAGTGATTAATAATATAAGTCGGGAAAATGACAAGGGTCGTTAGAAAACTCGCAAAAAGGACAAACTACAACCTCGTCTGTAACTCTGTGTAACATAACCTCTGCACACTCTCCACACGTTACGATGTTGATGCCTGACTTCTGTACAAGCTCTTTCTGTAGGTCTGCTTGGGTCTCCTTCTTAGGCAAATGCCCGCCTTCAATTCCGATGTCCATTCCGTTTTCAAGTGCCTCAACCAACTGCCCGAAGCCTTCGATTAAGCTCTCTGAACTATCATCGTGTAGGATGTACAAGTCGAATAGCCCGCTGATAAAAATTTCTTTTGCTTTGTCCGTTACGATTAGCCATAAAAAGCCATCGACAACTTTTGTTAGATTGCTCATTTTTTTTTGTTTTTAAATTTGCTGTTTCGCCTTGATAGGCTCGTCAGTCAAGGCAATTACCTTGAGACAGCGAGAGTGTCTTTGAAGACACTCCCCTCTTTTTTAGCCTTGGTATGGGGCTAAAATAAATGATATTACTATTGATATTAAAAATATCGCTACAACTTTTTTCATTTTGATTTGATTTATTGATTAATAATTTTTAAACTGCTCTATGTGTATTCCAATATCTTCGCTGTTGCTTGCACCTTGAGGCACAACTTGAAACAAGCATTGATGTCATTAGAATAATGTAGATAATGTAAACTGCATACGATTTTGAATTTTTCATTTTGATTAGGTTTTATAGTGTCTCCAAAGACACTTTGGTTAAAAATTGTTTTGCTCTCTCAAACTCTGCTACGGGCACAACGATAAAGTGATTAGGCTTGTACTCTCCATCGGTATCTGAATACGTTTTTGTGGTAGGTATTCCGATAGCACTTAGCATAAACTCAATCTGTAGAATTTCTGCCTCTGTGTGTGTGTGATACACTGAATAGATTGGCTTGCTGTAGTTACCTTTCCACTCGCTTGTGATGTCAAATTGCACTACCTCTTGCGGGGTCTGTGTTATTCCGTTATTCTCATTCACGCTTGTCCACTCGCCTTGCCAAAGGTTCCCGTTTATGTACCAACTGCCCGCTCTCTGCGTGATGTTGACTCCCGTTAACCCGTTCAAACGCTCCTTGGTGGTTTTGCTTTTCCAACCCGCATCGGTTATCCAAATTCCATCCTCTCGCCATTGGGCAATTTCATTCCCGAACAACCAAAGGCTTGTGCCATCTGTTTCGGTGTTGTCAATTTTTAATGTTCTGCGTTGCTCGAAGGCTGTGCAAATTCTTTCTGTGATTTGTCTCATAATAAATTGGTTTTGTGTGTCTTTGAAGACACTAATTAATTAAAGTTAAAAACGGATTGAAACATCCATCGTAATATTTTAAAATGTAAACTCTGCCATTTAAGATAAACTCTCGAGGCAAGTCATAGTCATCGCCATCGTAATACTTATACTTTGGGCAAAAACTTAAATCGTGTTTCTTTGCTACTGCATTCAAAACTCTGCGGTCTGTGATAATTTTCATAGTGATTAGATTAGATTAATGAACTAAATTTCGACAAAGATAGAACGAGTAATCGACACTACCAAATAAAATTTCATTTATTTTCATTTTCCCTTTGTTTATGGGGCTTGGCGGGGCTTAGTAATCGCCCCATCCACCCCACGTAACCGACTCATCGAGGTTGTCTTTGTCTGTTAGGCTATAGCCTTGGCTACCCTCTGCCCACTCGTAAAAATCCACCTCCCACGCTAAAAAATCCTCCACCGATTGAAACTCTTTGTGGTATTGTGCCTGAACTCCATCGCAATCTTGCGACCACACATTTATGAAGGCTACTCCATCCCGAAGTATTGCCTCCTGAATTTGCTCCACGCTACACATTTTCAATCACGATTAAAATTGCTCTGTCCATTCTGCGGGTGTCTGCCATATAAACATTCCCCATTTTTTCCAACCACGCATAAAAATCTGTGGCTCTTCTGTGCTGTTCTTTGGCTTTCGCCTTGTCTTGTTTACTCATCTTGATTAGATTAGATTAGGTTTCCGTTTCGTTCTTTTGAACTCATCAGCAAGGACACTCATCCTTGTACGGGTGTCTTTGAAGACACTCCCCGCATTTAATCGCCACCCTCTCGCACTATCATCGCTTTACTTTGATTGAAGCGATTAGACAAAGCAAGCCCGCACTCCCGCAAAGGACACACATAAAAATCTCGCTGTCAACTGAATTGAATTTAATCAACTCCTGAACTTTCCCGCTTGTAAGGGCTACAGCTAAGGACAAATAAACTACCGCTAAGGCAAACGATTTTAAACAAATTTCTAATTTCATAACTCATAAATTTTAGGTTGCTGTTTCGCCCTCTTGGGCTCATCAGTGCGGACACTCATCCGCATACAGCGGAGCGGTTTCCCGCTCCTTTGCTTGCTAAAGGTACATTGCGATGTCTTGATGAATTTCGCCCTTGTTGATGAACTTTTGGAAGTGTCTCGCAAATTTCAAAATTTCCTCAGCCTTGGCGGTGTCGCCATTGTACATTGAAACTATGATTGGCGTGATGCTTTTCAAAAACTTTTCGTGTGTGCCTCTCGGGTTGTTCACGCTGTAGTTAACCATCTCGTAAAACAATTCGTATCGTCTCATCATCTGTTTAACGCTCTCGAATTTGCTCGGGATTCTAAACTCTAAACAATGACCTTTTACAAGGGCTGTTTGATATTTTCCGTGCCATCCGCTGTTGCTGTAGTGATAGCCATCAGTAGAATTAAATCGGCTGTCGGTCTCGGGTTGCATTCTACGATTAGCCCCGCAATAGGTGTTTTTTAATCGTCTTCTGAATAGGGCTAAAACGATGCCCGCATTTTTGCGAACTAAGGCGTTTAACTCTTCGCCATTCAATCCATCGCATCCGATTGTAATGTGCCCCCCGCATCTTCTATCGCTTGGGCTGTAGTTGTCATCGATGATTTTCTCGGCTTTATGCATCATATCGTAAACTTTTGTTCGCCATTGCCCCGCAGGTAACAGCGGTAAAATATGGGTTACAGCCTCATAGCCACAGCTTGAGTCGGTTTCAAACCCGCAAAAAAGTTCGTACTCTCTCACAGCGTTACGGCTCAATTGATTTTTTTCAACCTCAAAACCGATTGTAAATTTGCTCTCGTACTCTCTACCATCGAATTTTATGGCGGTTCTTTGCTCGATTGCTTTAAGCCCCGCAACATCGATGCGGTGGGCTGTTTTGTTTAAAAAATTCGGGCTTGGCTTTTGGTGGTAGCCTGAAACATTGCCTCTTCTTGATTCTCCTGTAGTGGTGTAAATTACGCCTGTTGATGCTGTTGCTCTCATAAAAAAATTGGTTTTAAAGTGTCTTTGAAGACACAAATTATTGATTGATTGAATTAGTTAAAAATGCTATAGCCTCAAGGATTTCCTCAGTGCTGTTTGTGGTGGCTATTGCTCCCGCCTCATTGATGCGAATTGATACGTTTTTCGCTCCACCTTTGTAGGTCATCGTGAAAATTGTCGGGATGCGAATTTCAACCCCGATTTCCCCGCTCTCTTCGGTCTCTTCGCCCTCTTCGGATGCTCCACCCTCTTCGGCTGTAGTTCCACCACCTAAGCGGGCAAATTTAAGCAAGCCCTCTAAAGTTCTGTTTGGCTCTTCGCCTCTCGCTTCGGCTTCATCGCATAGGCTGTTGAATTGCTCCACCTTTGTAGCCTCCAATTTGCCCGCCTTAACTACTTTGTAAAAGTAGCTTTTTTGCCATCCAAAAACCTTATTTCCGATTTGCTCATTAGTCCAATAAATGCCCGCTTCGGCTGTAGCTGTTTTGCCCTCTTCGGATGCAAACCAATTTACAGCCTCCACCACCTTAGCGGATAATTCCAAAGTCTGTTGAAATTTCTTTTTTTGCCCATTGGCTAAAGTTCTTTGAAGCCCTCTAATTTCACGCAAATTTATTGCGGTTGTTACATTTGTTTGACTTAAAAAAGCCGCCTCGATTGTTAAAAGTGTACTCATAATTTCTAAAATTTAATGTTAATTAATTGATTTTCAGTAAGTTAGGTGATTTCGATGTCAATTACTCGCTCATTCCTTGTACAATATTAGTCTATTTCTATATAGTATGCAAATGTTTTTTGATATTTTTTCAATAAAAGTTCATTTTCTCAATGTTTGCGGGGCTTCGCAAAGGGCAATTTTATGCGGTTTATATGGCTGTTTATTCATCGGAGGGCGTTAACCCTTTGTTTGCGGGGGCTCACACGTTTTTTATAGTGTCTTTAAAGACACAAAGCGGGGAGCTCATAGCGGGGCTGTTGATGTTTACATTTGCACACTATGGGAGCGGGAGGCTGTAGCGGAGCGGAGCGGGAGCGGGTCGCTGTAGCGGGGCTGTAATGTATGCGGGAGCGGGGCTGTAGCTGTAGGCTGTAGCGGGAGCGGGGGGCTGTAGGCTGTAGCAAAAAGCCTAAAAAATCCGAGAACTTTTTGGGAAACGCCCCCCCACCCCTCAAAAAAAATCCGACTTTCCTGCCGGGGGTCGGCTCGCCAAACCGCTATACTACCCAAACACTATATGAACCTGATAATAAAAAAAACCTATCTTTGTAGTGAACTTTTAAAATTTCGCAAAATGAAACAACCTTTAAATTTGAAGAACAGTATCTACCAACAAAAGACCTCAGGAGGTTTTAGTGGACTTACTGTAAAGGATGGTATGTTGATTAACGACAGACCTGATGGACAAACCGGTATTGCCCAACTTGCTCAGATGAAAAAGTCTATTAAGACAGCTGAGAAGATTTCAATTATAGCAAGAGGAAATGCTATGGCTGAGATGATGGAGAGTGAAGACAGCTGTGATATGTAGTCAAAACTCAATCTAAGAAACAGAGAGATTCGTAAGTTTCTCTCTTTTTTTTTTGATAATCGACAGAACCGGTTATATTTTCTGTTGTTTTTGCGACAACTTAATTTTTATAACTTATTGATTATTAACTCTTTATTCTTTTAATGTCGATAATGTCGAAAAAGAGTAAGTTTTATAGTCAGAAAAAAAATATATATAGTAGTATTTTCTAAGAGAGAGTAGGGAAAACCAAAAAACGACATTCCGACACGATGACACATTCAGACCAACCACCAAACAACAACACCAATATAATAATTGCGGTAGTTTTGTACATAATTATTGTTTTGCTATCGCATATTTTCTTCAAAAGGGGTCTTAATTAGAAATTAATGTACTATATTTGCACATAACAATTAAAAATCAAATCAAATGTTAGAAAATCAAGGTTATTCTCCAAAAGATTTATGTTTTGGGGAAGTAGGTAGAAAAAAATTAGTTAGTGGCGTTAAGAAAATGTCCAAAGCTGTGAAAAGTACATTGGGTCCGGGAGGAAATCCTGTGCTAATTGAATCCCCAAACCACACACACGGGATTACTGTAACCAAAGATGGTGTAACTGTTGCTAAATCAATAGACTTAATGGACCCATCGGAGAACCTTGCGGTTAAGATGATGAAGGAAGCTGCCGAGAGAACTGCTACCGCAGCAGGAGATGGTACTACTACCGCTATTGTACTTACTGAAGGGTTAGTTCTTAGTGGACTTGAGCTTATTGACGAGAAATTGAATCGGACAGAGGTCTTGAGAAGTATGGTGGACATCAGCGACAAGGTGGTGGACAAGTTACGCAGACGAAGCAAGAGAGTTACGAGTACAATGTTGGCAGATGTGGCGAGTATATCAGCGAACAATGACCGTGAGATTGGGAAGATTATTGCTGAGGTGTACAAGGATGTGGGTAAAACCGGAATTGTTACAGTTGAGAAGAGTCAAAACGATGAGACCTATGCTGAGACCACATTAGGTTTGAAGTTCGACAGGGGTTATTTGAGTCCTATGTTTGTGAACGACCAAAAGAAAGACGAGTGTGTCTTTGAAGACACTATGGTATTGGTTGCTGATATGGAGATTACAAATATCCTACAGATTGAGAACGTATTGAAACCAATTGTTAGTGAAGGTAAGAAGTTGCTAATCATTTCTCCTTGTGGAGGTAACTTGATTAATAGTTTGGCGGCAAATGTGATGAAAGGTAACATCAAAGTATGTGCAGTTCCTCCTCCGAGCTTCGGGTACAAGCAGCACGAGCTGATGCAAGACATCGCTATCAGTGTTGGGGCTACTTATTTCAGTGAGAAGACCGGGGATGACCTAAGTATTATCAACTTTGGAGACCTTGGGCACGCTGCAAAAGTGATTGTTAGCAAGGATAAGACCGTAATCATCAAGTCAGACTTGAGATTAGACCAAGATGCTATCTTGGAAAGAGTAAATCAGCTGTGGGATGCCCATAGAAATGCCACAAAGAAGAACGATAGGGACTTTATTTTGGAGAGAATTGCATCTTTAACAGGTGGAATTGGGGTAATTTTCGTTGGTGGACAGACAGATTTGGAGCAAAAAGAGTTGTTCGACAGGGTTGATGATGCTGTTTGTGCAGTACGTTCCGCACTTGAGGAAGGGATTCTACCGGGTGCAGGAAAGGCTTTGCTTGAAGAATCGGCAGCTTTAGAGATTGATGGAGACAAAAGTCCTGAGTATAATGCAGCAGTTATGATTTTAAAGAGTGCACTTATGGCTCCGTTCTTGCAGATACTTGCTAATGCAGGACTGAAGGCATCTGACATTTACAAAGATGGTATAGCTGAAGGTCAAGGTTACAACTTGAAGACAAGAGAGTTTGGAGACTTGATTAAGATGGGAGTAATTGACCCGCTTAAAGTAACACGTTCAGCATTGCAGAATGCAGTGAGTGTAGCTGTAACCATTTTAAGTACTGATGCGATAATTACGTTAGCTCGTACTTATGTGCAGGCAGAAGACTAAAAAGTTCATAAGATTTACTGTGATATGGGTGGCGTGTAACCTATCAATACCATTTTGGATGGTAGGACACGTACACCTAACAGTAAATATCTATGAGGACTTGACTGAGATAGTAACATCAATGGGAATGAATGTAATTGTTGCTATTGGTTTTTGGTTAAATTGGAAAGACGAATCTAAAAATTATGATAAGAGGGATTGATTACGTTACGATAGAAGTTTATGGCTTAAACCAATCCGGGATGGCAGACTTAGAAGAGTGTCAAGGATTGTTGGATGAAAGTCCAAGGTTTAAGGATTTCAGAACTGAGGCATTGAATCATAGAAGGGGAACCGGATATGTAGATGTAGCATTGTACCCTAAGGATGGGGATAAAAGAAAATTTATAGAAGACATAAAAAAGTTTGGACTATGAGCATACTAAGCAAAATATTAGACGAGTACCCGGAAGAGGGATTCTTAAAAGCAGATGGATTAGATGATGCCATCATTGGAGTATGGTCCGAAGGAAGGCTTGTGTATTCTGTTGACAAGGTTATCGAGATACTGATGACTCAGGATATGAACGAGCAAGAAGCTATTGAGTTCTATGAGTTCAATATTGAATGTGCATACGTTGGGGAGCGAACACCTATTTTTATCAAACTAATAAATTAAATCAAATGAAACCAATAGGTAAATACATTGTCATCAAGACTATTGATGAAGAGTTGAAAACAGAATCAGGATTGTTTCTCTCAGGAGAAGATATGAATCAGATGCGTTACAAACGTGGATTAGTAATTGAGGCGGGAACAGATGTTCCACATATCAAGAAAGATGACGACATCTACTACGATAAGGCTCACGGATTTACAATGATAATTGACGACAAGCAGTACACGATTATCACAGAGAGGGATGTCGTTGTTGTTTTATAATCTTGTTCATTTCAGTAATCATATCACGATAAACTTTATCTGAGTAAGATACGTTTCTCTGAAACATTTTATTGTGAGTTTCACTAACGGGGATTTCTTCCCCGTTTAGTTTTCTATATATCGACTGAATCATTCGGGTTGACTTGATTGATAATTGATACATAGCTCTTCTTCCTCCCGGAGTCATAGGACTTCTGAAAACTTGAATCCATCCTTCCTTTCTAAGTCTTTCAAATCTTTGTTTATCCCAACCAAGTAGGGTGTCAAACTCTTCAAACTTATCTCTGTCAAAATATTTTTCTGAGTATAAGAACAGAAGCATATCTAAATCAGCCTGAGTTAGTTCATATTTTATCTTTACGAATTGGCGAATTACTCTCCAATATTTTAGGTAATCATTTTGATTTGATTTCATTTAATTTTTTTTTATTACATTTGTACAAAGTTATTAATTAAAATACAAATAATAATGAAAGTAGTTAAAGGAAGATTAATTCCCGTTGATAATACCAACAGAACATTCGGGTCTGCTGATAGCTATATTGCTATTCAAGTAGAGGATGCTGATGGAGGAGATGAGAGATGTTTATTATTTACAGATGCAGAGATTGCAAAAGCTAAAGAAAGAGCAAAAAGAAATCCTGAGGACCTTACTGAAAAAGGGTTCTTCACAAATTTATTAGACTAACTTTAAAAAATAGAAATTATGCCTGATTTAAGAAAAGGACAGTACAAAAGACTTGGAAGAATATCCGAAAAGAATCCTGAAAGAGCAGAAAGAGTTGCTGAGAGAATGGATAAAAGAGCATCTCGTACAGAGAGAGGAGCAGAAATAGCAGCTAATGCTGAAGAAAAAAGAACAGGTGGAAGAGACATCGCAAGAGGTGTAGCTCGACTATACGATAGAGGAGAAGAAAATCCTCGTGCAAAAAAAGATGCTGTTAAAAAAATTACAAGCAGAGACATTCCATTAGCTCCAACTCCTGAACCATTATTTAGTAGAAGATAATTATGAAACAGCAAGCACAAAGACCTGATACTCCGTTAGCGGCTACACCGGAACCACAACCTGTTAGTTCAGGATTACAGTCTGCACCGCAAATGGGTGGAATGCCTCAGCAAAGAGTTGCAAGTAAATATGAACAAACAGCTAATACTGCTATAGAGCAAGTTAGTATGTTAGGTCAAATGAAGATGGCTCAAAATGCTCCGGCTCCGGCTCCTGAAATTCCTAACACAAAACAATAGAAATTATGCCGGACCCTAAAAAAATAAATAGACCCGATACTCCGTTAGCAAGTACTCCTGAAACTCCTTTTTCTTTAACACCAAGATATAATAAAGTAAAAAAAGTTCAAGATGTAAATGAGAAATCAGGTAAAACTCCATCAGGATTGGATGTAAAAGATGGTGTAGCTAAAGCTAAACCATACGAGAAAAAATTCATTCCTGCTTCTGATAAAAGAAGTAATGCTTCTATAGTAGATGGAGGAGGAAAGACTACCAAAACTTCTATTTCAGGTTCTAAAAAAAGTAGAGAGGATTTGAGAACTTCTTTTGTAAAAGATAGTACTAATACAATGGACCGTAGAAACAAAAATGCAAACTACTATAATATAACATCAGGCAGTAAAAAAGTTTTGACTGATGCTGAAAAGAAAGCATTAGTAAAACAGGGAAAAGCAAAAAATTCATAGTTATGCCAACAGATAAAACTACAAAAAAAGAAGAAAAACCTAAGGTAAAATCATCTGAAACAGTTCAGTCCAAAGTTACTGATGTAGGTACTGCATTAGCTGATATTCAAAAAAGAGCAGATGCAAGAAAAAAATTGGTTGACGAAGGTCAAAAGAAACTTAATGATGCACGAAGAGCCTCAAAGGAAAGAGGTCGTACTCAAACCGGTTCAGGCAAACTTCAAGGATTGGCAAGTTTAAAGAACACTTTGGGAACTCAATATTTAAAAGAAACATAAACAACTAAATTTAAGAAAAAATGGCAAAAGCAAAAGCAACACCGGGATTACCTGCATCGTCAAGAATGAAGATGCCTATGGCAGCAGATAAACCTGCTATTAAAAATGCATTAAAAAAACCTGCAAAAACAGGTAATGTAAAAACAAATATTAAAAAGAAATAATGGCTAAAGAAAAAGACACTCCGAATTTACCGGGTTCATCTCGTATGCAGATGCCTATGTCAAGTGGAAATAATACTCCGCTTAAAATCAAAGCTGATGGTAATGGCGTAACTCGTAAAGTTACAAAAGCTGCCTCAGGAAAAGGAATGGGTGGTAAAAACCCATATTGTTAATCATTAAATTAAGTAGAGATGGCAAAAGCTAAAACTACAGGTACTGAAGATACAGCACCTGAAACTACAGTAGAGAACACAGTAGTACAAGAAGTTCCGTTAAACCCGGACACAGAGATTGTACCTGATGCAACTCCTGCCGGACACGGAAGTAGAGACTTTCATAGTCCTGTTTAATAAAAAATAAACCAAGGTAAAGTAATTCGCTAAAATTACATTACTAATTGTCGGCAATGAGCATAAGTAATCATTGTATGACCTTTAGTGGCACTATGGGGTTCGCCCCGTAGCGTAAGGTTGCAAGACCTGAGTGATTTGAATGAGTTACCCTGACAAAATCTTTAGACAAGAGTCAACTGTCTATCTTAATAATAGCAAACCGTATCGCCCACTTAATGGGTAGGTTAGAGATTATAAGTGGGGGCTCCACGGAAACGTGCCCGATTTTTTGTTAGGACCTTGGTTTTTTATATTTTAAAACTATTAGAGATGAAAGAAATGATAAAAAGAAAAGATGGTTCTGTATCTCAGAGAGGTCTTTATGATAATATCAGAGCGGCAAAAGGCTCAGGTAAAAAACCAACTCCAAAAATGCTAAAGCAAGAAAAGATAATTGAAAAAGCAAAGCAGTACGAGTCAAAAAAATCATTGGATGGAAAGATGAAATTCCTAAAAGGAAATGTCAGCAAACTGCCTGTTCAAAAAAATAAAAAAAATTAATATCTTTACAAAATGAAATCGCAAGGATTCGGAGATACAATTGAAAAGATAACTGCCGCTACAGGAATTAAGTATGTGGTAGAGACTATTGCGGAAGCAACAGGAAAAGATTGTGGGTGTAGTGATAGAAAAGCTGCTATGAATAATCCGAAGCTATTGATTAATAAAACATTTTATAAAATAAATAAAAATTAGAAATTATGTCAGTATTCAAAACAACATTTTCAAGAGCACTACAGGTATATCCTTCACAGTACCCTATACCAAACCCTTTTGTTTTAACAACAGGTGTTCAAACAGACGAAAGCTCTATTTTAGTGTCTCCAAGTTCAAATTTTATAACTAATGGAGTATCTCCGGGAGATGTTATTTATGTATATGATGATGGAGGAAATTTTAACAGTATAACACAAGTTACAGGAATTATTAGCGAATCAGAAGCTCAAGTTGCTAACCCTATAGCTGTAGATTGGTCCTTTGTAATTTATCAGCAATCTGCTATGTCAGGATTAGGCAATCAAGGATGCTACTTGTATGTTGGAGGAACAGGAACTTTAGTGGTAACTACGATAGGTGGAGATTCTGTAACTTTTGCAGGAGTTGCAGCCGGAACCGTTCTTCCTGTTCAGGTTCTTAAATTAGAAGAACCATCAACAGCAACATTGGTAATAGCTCTTTGGTAAGATGGCAAAAGTAAAACAACAAGAGTCTGCTTATCAACCTAAGCCTAAGAAGTCGGGAGTGGCTGCTAAGACAAAAACAAGCACATTAAAAACGAGTAAGAATTACGTGAAAGCGTACAGAGGACAGGGAAGATAATGAAATATTTAAACTATATAATGTCATCTTTGATATTATTATTTGTTCCTATACAGGGGCTTTTAATTGCAGTTGGTTGTGCAATAATGCTTGATACCATAACAGGTGTTTTTAAAAGCATAAAACTAAAAGGTCTTTCAAGTATTAGAAGTAGAACTCTTTCTAATATAATTTCAAAAATGTTTTTGTACGAGGTATGTATATTGTTTCTTTTTGCAATGGACAAATATCTTTTAAATGAATTTGTGATTAGAGCATTCAATATACAGTATATGTTTACGAAGATATGTGCTATTGTATTAATCTTTATCGAATTAGTTTCAATTAAAGAGAATGTTGAAGAGACATTCAATATTGATGTTTGGAAAATTTTAAAGAAAGCATTTGCAAGAGCTAAAGATGTTAAAAACAATATTGACCATATAACGTAATGGAGGATAAAATAACAATCGATAGAATCAAAGAAGCACATCCCAAACTTAGGGATAAAATGCTTAAAGACTATAGAGAAGCTAATAATCTATTAGGAAAAGGAGCTCGTTTAAGATTTGCTTATGTTTTTAGAAGCAATGCTCTTCAAGACAAGTTATATAATCAAAAACCAAAAGTTACTAATGCAAAAGGAGGTCAGTCAATTCATAATTATGGGTTGGCATTTGACATTGTATTGCTTTATGATAATGATGGAAATGGAACCTTTGAAGAAGCAAGTTATTCTCAAATCAGAGATTTTGACAAAGACACTATTGCTGATTGGAAAGAGGTAACTGATTTTTTTAAATCAAAAGGTTGGGAATGTGGAGCAGATTGGAAAAAGTTTATAGACCCACCACATTTTCAATACGATTATGGATTCGATTGGAAGACTCTAAAAGCAAGAGTTGACAAAGGAATTATTATTACTGATAATGGAATTACTTATCCAAAAATATAATTAAAATGGCAAAGACAGCAGCTTGGACAAGAAAAGAAGGAAAGTCTGAATCAGGAGGATTAAATGCTAAAGGAGTGGCAAGTTATAGAGCTGCTAATCCGGGAAGCAAATTAAAAATGGCTGTAACAACAAAGCCATCTAAATTAAAGGCAGGAAGCAAAGATGCCAATAGACGAAAGTCATTCTGTGCTCGTATGGGAGGAATGCCGGGTGCTATGAAAAAACCAAATGGAGAACCAACAAGAAAAGCATTAGCTTTAAAAAAATGGAACTGTTAATGAAAAAGATACTAATACTTTGTTTTTTAATACTTACTTCTTGTGCTGCAAGAAAAGTTAATGTAGATAAGGTCGATACTGTGGTAAAGACAGATAGTACTTCTGTAACTAAACAGGAAACTGTAGCTACTCAGGACAACAATGTTAAAATTACAACAGATACTGATGAATTGGAGATAACTCCAATTGACACTGCAAAAGTTATTGAAGTTGATGGCAAGAAGTACAAGAACGTAAAGCTCAGGTATAAAAAAACAAAAAAGGTGTTAGTAGATAACACGAAAATAAAAGTGTCTGAAAAGGTCTTAATTAAAGCCAAGGTAAAAAAAGCTGTTGCTGTTAAAACATTCAAAAAAGACATTGACAAGAAAGCAAACTATACAATTTATTTTTGGTGGCTTTTAATCCTGTTGCTTATTGCTTTGGGGTTCTATACTTATAAAAGAATTAATCGAACTTTATTTTAAAAATTATGGCAATTAAAAGACCTGATACTCCGTTAGCACCTACGCCTGACCCTAATTACGATAGAGTAAAAAGCGTTATGACATCAAAAGAAAAACAAAGCAATGGTAAGTATTCTGCGTTGAACAAAGAAAAGGTAACTATAGATTCTTCGGATGGCTCAAGTTCTACTCAGTTTACAAAACAAACTGACAAAGAAAATGGTAAGCAAAAATTCAAGCAGTATAATGTCATTAAAGACAAAGATGGCAAGAGTACAATGCAAATTGATGTGAAAACAAATAAAGGAACCGATAGAACGAGGGTTATTACAAACCCTAAAAAAATAGAAAGAAAACTCGAAAGAGTATTAAGACGAAATGAAATGTAATTTTTTCATATCTTTGTATAATTAATAATCAAATAAAAATCAAATTAAAATGGCAAACGAGCAAGTAACACAAGAAGAATTAACAAAAATTCAAGAATTAAACTCTGAGTTTAACAAAGCAAAAATGGCAATTGGAGATGTTGAATTACAAAAGCAACAAATCATTCGTCATATTGATGAATTAAAAGTAGAATTTGCAGCACACGAAAAAGAATTAATTGAAAAGTATGGTGCAGATGCAATCATTAACATTCAAACCGGAGAAGTAACTCATAAAACAGACTAAAAGAAATGGCAAAGATTAGTACATACCCACAACCAACACCTCCGCAGTTGTCGGACTATGTTATTGGAACAGATATTAGTGATTTGTTAATGACAAAGAATTTTCTTTTGTCAGACATCATCACTCTTGCTACAACTACAAATCAATTTGTAACAATTGTTGGAGCACAGACAATAACCGGTTCAAAAACATTTGACTACGGTACTTCGACAGGTGTATTGGCTCCTGTAATAATCAATTTGCCAAATCAAACACAACCTGCATTTTCTCCTGATGCATTATTGATTCAAATAAATGGTCAAAACCCATCAAGTACCCCCGGTTCTATTGGTGGGGTCAATGTTCAAGCACATCTTCTTGATAATGTATGTTATTATGCAGATTTGTTTTCAGACTCAGGTTCTTCAGTAGGTGTTAAAATTTATAGTCAAGATTCCCATAGTGGTAACTTCTTAGAATTTAGAAAAATAACTACATCTCCGGTTTCTGACTCTCCAATATTTATTGTAGGAAACACTCAAGTGTTAGTTGGTACAGATACTTTCGGTACGCCTACTTTTGGTATTACACCAAAACTTGTAGTTGCAGATGTTACAGGCGGTGTTATGGAATTAAGAAATCTTGATACAAACATAGCACCCGGTTCTGTACTTGGTAGATTACAATTTTCAGGAAAAGATGATGCATCGGTTGCTTATGCTACCGCAGCTATCGAAGCTGTATCACAAACTTTTGCAAGTTCAGGAAATGGAGGTGGTGGAATATTAAAGTTTATGACTGCTCCGCAGCAAACCGGTGGCTCTCCTACTGAACGTATGCGAATTGACCAAGAAGGTAAAGTAGGCATAGGAACAACTGTTCCAACATCAAAATTACACTCTGTTGCATCTTTAGCCGGTCCGATTTCTTACGATAGTCGTTGTGCTGTGTTTGGATATAATACAAGTACAGAAACCGTTTTTAATAATCCTGTCGGAATAGCAGGAAGAGTACTCACATCGGGTGGCTTTGCTGTATATGGCGATGCACAAACCGGGAACGGATGGGGTGGTTATTTTGATGGTAAAGGATATTTTAGAAACAGTGTAGGAATAGGAACTACTAATTTTCTTGCAACTATTCTTGGAGGAGCAGTTCCTAATTTAGCAATAGCTGATTTGGCAGGTGCTACTATACAATTAAGTAATAGTACAGAACCTACATCAGCAGGGCAAATATTAGGAGCTATAGAATTTGCTTCTTCTAATTTTAGTGGTAAGTATCTTGCAGGTAGAATAAAAGCTACTTCTTTTCAAGGAGCATCAGCAGGTGCTTCAGGTGGTTCTGATATTATTTTTGAAACAGGTATTGGAGGAACAGCCTCTGTTATTGATGAAAAAATGCGTATTGCAGCTTCAGGGAATGTAGGAATAGGAACCACAGGTGCTCCGACATCAAAACTTCAAGTTGT